TCACCGGAAGTAATAGTACAAGAGATTTAGGTGGTTTGTTTAATAGAGCAAGATACGGGCAATTGAGATGTTGTTCTGTTGTTGGAATTTTTAACTCTGCTATAACTCCTGGTTGGTATCACGAAGGTGGTTGTGCTTATAACTGTATAGCATCTGGAAGTAATGCTTCGGGATATAGAAATGAACATATGGCGGAATGGGGAGAATTTGCTTATAATTATTCCTCAAGAAATTATAGGCAAGCAAGAATTATTCAGTTTGATACTAATATAGGAGTTCATCATTTCATTGGTGATGGTGGAAACGAACAAAGTTTATTTTTTGCATCTAGTACTTCACCAAGTAATTACAAAATAAAATCAACTGGTTCCAGGCACGGAATGTATTGTGAAAGAGTATCGTCAATTATTTCCTATTCATATCACACAAGATTAAGTGGTCTTGCAAATGAAAACTCAAATCCACCAGGAACAACCGTAAGGTCACAATATCACGGAACTCACATAGACAGAGGAACAAATCGTCAAACTGCAACTTCTTTAGAACATAACTTTGAGATTGATGCAATTCGTGAGTTTGGTTATGGAGTTGAAAGATATTGGGATGCAAATGAAACTGCTTGGAGAGTTTTACATTCAACAGAAATAAATGATTATGGACTTGGATTTATGGTTTCTGTTTATGTGCCTGCAAATACAACTCTTAATGTCTCTTGTGCGATTAAACTTTATAGTCCTTATTCTGGAAACTATCCAAGACTTGAAGTAAGAGATGTTGTTTCTGCAGTTGGTCCAAATAGATTAGCAAATGCTGGCGGAGATTATAGTTCAATTGTAACTGGTGGTTCAACTGTTACTCAGTATACGATTGCTGCAGTAGGTTCCTATGAAACCAAAACATTAACTGTGAATCCAGTTTCATTCTCAAGAAACATAAATGTGGGAGTTCACGTAGATAATGTAAATGCAAGTGAAGGTTATTGGATGAAACCAATGAATATCTTTTTGGATAAACCATATCCATTCCCAATCACAAATGATAATGGAGTAAATAGTGGTTTTGGGCCTGCTACAGGACTCATATATACTAAAGATAGTCCTACTTTACCCAAATTAAGACTTGGAGGAAGCATAATTTAAAATGCCCAAAGATGTAATCATAACGCCTGCCTCGGGCCTAGTGGATTTTCAAGGTAACATTGGTATATCAAGTGCTACTATTCAATTAGATGATAATGGTAATCTTAATATCGCAAATCCTGGTGGCGATTTAACTTTAGGTGATACAAGTAGAGATATTTTTATTGGTGATGGTGTTAATAATGTAGATATTATTTTTGAGCAGGATGGTGAAATAAGAGGTCTTACAAATAAGACAGTAAGTTTAGGACAAACAGATAGTTATATTAAAGTTGTTGGTGCTTTAAAAGATAGTAGTAATAATGTAGGAACTGCAACATCAGTATTACTATCTACTGGTTCTGGCATCAAGTGGGAAGCAATTGCAACAGCAGCACTTCAAGGTATCCAAGGAGTTCAGGGAATTCAAGGAACTCAAGGTACTACCGGAACTCAGGGTACTACAGGAACTCAAGGTATTCAAGGAATCCAAGGTAGACAAGGATTAACTGGTACTCAGGGTACTATCGGAACTCAGGGTACTACAGGTACTCAAGGAACCACAGGAACTCAAGGAACTCAAGGTACTACCGGAACTCAGGGTACTACAGGAACTCAAGGTATTCAAGGAATCCAAGGTAGACAAGGATTAACTGGTACTCAGGGTACTATCGGAACTCAGGGTACTACAGGTACTCAAGGAACCACAGGAACTCAAGGTACTACAGGTACTCAAGGAACCACAGGAACTCAAGGTACTCAAGGAACCACAGGAACTCAAGGTACTACCGGAACTCAAGGTACTACCGGAACTCAAGGTATTCAAGGAATCCAAGGTAGACAAGGATTAACTGGTACTCAAGGCACTACAGGTACTCAAGGAACCACAGGAACTCAGGGAACTACAGGAACTCAAGGTACTACAGGTACTCAAGGAACCACAGGAACTCAGGGAACTACAGGAACTCAAGGTACTACAGGTACTCAAGGTACTACAGGTACTCAAGGAAGCCAGGGAACTACAGGAACTCAAGGTACTACAGGTACTCAAGGAACCACAGGTACTCAAGGTACTACCGGAACTCAAGGTATTCAAGGTATTACTGGACCAGTGGAAGGTAGTGCAAATCAAATTATCTATAAAAACTCATCCAATGTAGCTACTGGTTCTAGCTCTCTTACATATACTGGAAATGTTTCTGGAATTGGGACGGTTGGAATTGGAACTATTATTAAAAATATGCATTATGACAATTTAGACAGTGGAACTCTGTCTTGGGAAGCATCTTCTGGTCAATTATTTAGAATTACGAATAATCTTACCAGTGGTTCTATTTTTTCTGTGAATGATGTTTCTGGTATTCCTAGTATTGATGTTGATGCTGATGGTACTGTTTCAATTTTACCCTTTGGTGGGCAATTGAGTATTGGAGGTTCTTTTGGATATGGAACTGGGGCTGGTGGTGAAGTTACTCAAACTACTAATAAAAGTACTGGAGTAACATTAAATACTCTTTGTGGTTCAATTACAATGAATGGTGCATCACTTGCCGCAAATACTACAGTTACATTTACACTAACTAATAATAAGATTGGGGAAACAGACCTATTGATTTTAAATATGGGGTCAGTTGGAACTTTAGGCTCATATACACTCAATGCCTCATGTTCATCTGGCTCAGCATCAATAGCTGTTCGTAATGTTACTGCTGGTGCGCTTTCTCAGGCTTTAGTAATTCGTTTTGCAGTTTTAAAATCTACTATTAGTTAAAGGAGGTTATCTATTGTGGCACAGTTTTCTTTTGAATTACCAGATGAGTTGATACCGGCGTTAATTGCGGAGTATTGGATTGTTTCCGTTGCTGGTGCTACTTCTGCTACTAGTCCAGAAGAATATTTTACGGAAAGTATTATTGAAACGGTAAGACAGAGGGCCAAAATATATAAAGTGGGGCCATACTTTGAAGGAGTCATACAACCCAGATTTTTAGTAGACGGAACTCCAAATCCAGATTATAATACTCCAAATCCAGATATCAGATAAACGCCAATTAATCCACTAAATATTCTGTTATAAATAACCAAAGGAAAGAGTTTCCTGATTAAATTATTACTGAAATTTAATGAACTTTGTAAAACTTGCTTTAGAAAATAAGGGAATTATAAAACCTTTGCTTATAAGACCAGAAGACCTTTCAGGGCCATCAATTACAAATCCCTCAGTCTTCATTTACCAAAATAAAATATTAGTTAATCTTCGTAATATAAATTATACATTATATCATGCAGAACTTAATCGGTTTGAGCATATGTGGGGTCCATTATCCTACATTCATCCCGAAAATGATATGCACTTGAGGACTACGAATTATATTGCAGAACTAGATGATAATCTAGATACAGTTCACTATTCAAAAATAGATACTTCAGACTTTGATACTTATCAACCACAGTGGGATTTTGTAGGTCTGGAGGATGTTCGTCTTGTAGAGTGGAATAATAAACTTTATGGTATAGGTGTTCGTAGAGACTTAGATAATAAAGGAACTGGTAGAATGGAAATCAGTGAATTTAAGATTTCTGATTCTTCAGTTAAAGAAGTTTTTCGTTATCGTATTCCTGGGCCACTTCCAGATAATGAGTATTGCATGAAAAATTGCACTCCGATTTTAGATAAACCATTTCATCTTCTTAAGTGGTCTAACCCCACTGCACTAATGAAATTTAATATAAATGGAAAAGAAACAGAAGTTTTTGAAACAAGTCCTTATATTCGGTTAGAAAATGATTTGAGGGGAGGTTCTCAGGTTATTCCATATAAAAATGGATATATATCGCTTCTTCATGAAACACATTTATATAACTCCGAGCAAGGAAGAAAAGATGCAACATACCGCCATCGTTTTGTCATTTGGGATAAGGAATTTAGGCTTCAAAAAATATCAAAATTATTTTCGTTTATGAATATGAAAATTGAATTTTGTTGTGGAATGGTAGAACACCAAAATGATTTTCTGATTAGTTTTGGTGTTCAGGATAATGCAGCATATATTTTAAAAGTTTCTAAAAATGTAGTGGAGGATTTTATCAATGAATGAATTAAATGAATTTTCAGTAGATACAGAAAATGCGGAAAAGAATTATAAACTTGCCGAGTGGTACGAAAAACAACAACAATATGCCCCAGCACATAGCTATTACTTAAGAGCGGCAGAAAGGTCTAAAGATGATTTATTAGCATATAGAGCACTTATTAGGTCGTCATTTTGTTATAGAGCACAAGGTTCAAGAGATGTGACAGAGAAAGTTATTCTTGAAAATGCATTAAATTTAATGCCACAAAGACCAGAAGCATACTATTTTCTTTCATTACTTTATGAAAGAAACCAAGAATGGCAAAGTGCATATACATATGCAAATTTAGGAATTCAATATTCTAATCAAGAAAGTATAATTTCTGAATATAGTGGGGATCATTTACTACTTTTCCAGAAGGCAGTTGCTGGATGGTGGTGGGGAAAAGGAATGGAATCAAGGGAACTTTTTCGTAAATTGGTTGATAATTATTGGGATAAATTAGACGAGTCTCATAAAAATTCAGTAGAACAGAATATTACTAGTCTTGGTAGTGGACCAGAATCTATATCATTTCAGCCATATAAAAAAGAAGACCACTCAAAATTAAGATATAAGTTTCCTGGTTCTTCTTCTATAGAAAGAAATTATTCCCAAGTATTTCAAGATATGTTTATTCTTTCTATGACAAATGGAAAAAAAAATGGAACATTTCTAGAAATAGGTGGAGCAGACCCTTTTAAGGGAAATAATACTGCATTACTTGAAAAAAGTTTTGGGTGGTCTGGTGTTTCTATTGAATATAATGAGAAGTTTATTGAAAACTATAGAAATAATAGAAGTTCAAAATTATTACATGACAATGCCCTTACAATTGATTATAAAAAACTTTTAAAGGAAAACTTTGAAAGTGATGTAATTGATTATTTACAATTAGATATTGAACCAGCAAAAAATACTTATGAATGTATGTTAAAAATACCTTTTAATGAGTATAAATTTGCAGTTATTACTTATGAGCACGATTATTATGTGGATGTTACTAAATCTTACCGAGAAAAATCAAGAGAGTTTCTATTGAGTAAAGGTTATATTTTAATTGCAAATGATATTTCACCTGAGGGTAAATCAAATTTTGAAGACTGGTGGGCTCATCCTGATTTAATAGATAAAAGTATCATAGAAAGAATGAAATCTGTCAAAGATGGTATTCACAATGTTAGGGATTATATATTAAGTGATACCGAACAGTCTTTTAATTTTTTTTCAGTAAATAATAACCAAAAATCAACCTCTTGGATTGTAGACAACTTTTATGAAAAACCAGATGAAGTCAGAAAGTTTGCTCTAGAACAAGATTATATGGAAGGTGGTTTTGGGAGAGGATTTATTGGGAGAAGGACAGAACAACAGTTTTTATTTCCAGGTCTCAAAGAACGTTTTGAAGAGATTATGGGTAGAAAAATTACTGAATGGGAAAGTCATGGAATGAACGGAAGATTTCAGGTTGCTTGGTCGGGAGAACCATTAGTTTATCATTGTGATAGTCAGAAATGGGGTGGAATGTTGTATCTAACTCCTGGTGCTCCTTATCAGTGTGGTACTACTCTTTATGCTCATAAAAAAACAAGAGCAAGAAATTATTTTGAAGAAGGATGGGATGCTTCTTGGAAAGATATTCCTGGAGATTGTCATTTAGACGGCACTCCATTTGAACCAGTAGACGTTTTAGGGAATGTTTATAATCGTCTTGTGATTTTTGATGCCAGTTGTATTCATAGTGCTTCTCAATACTTTGGTACTGTGATGGAAAATGCAAGATTATGGCAAATGTTCTTTTTTGATACTGTTTGAGAATCTGGACCAGATTACAACATAAATTCAAATTTGTCAAGTGTCTTGTGACAATTTCCCGATTGTCTTATAGGTACTTGACTTTTTCTGAGAAAGGGTCTAGGATCGGTTTGTCGGTTTAGTGAATACATTATATATTAATTAATAACTAATATAGACACTTATAAAACTGTCTACTATCTCATTAAATCTCATAAATACCCACTACAATAATAAAATAATAACACTACCAAATGACTCCTATTATTCTCAGACCACATCAACAAGACGCATTGCATCAGATGCATCATAATGATAATGGTTCAATTATCCTAGGAACAGGTGCTGGTAAGTCTATTATTTTTATTCAAAATACAATTAAACAGTTTGAATCATCTATTCCTCAGACTGTTTGTGTTGTTGCACCAAGACTTCTTCTTGTTTCTCAACTGTCTCAAGAATATGAGAAGTTTATTACTAATGCAAAGTTTATTCATATTCATTCTGGATCTAAATTCAAACATTATAGAACAACTGATCCACAAAATCTTAAAGAATGGCATAATATCCATAAAGACCACCATAAACTAATCTTTACTTCTTATAATTCCCTAAAGAAAGTAATCGAATCTGGAATTAAGGTTGATACATACAATTTTGATGAATGTCACAACTCGGTAAAGAAAAACTTCTTTCCCCATATTGAAGACGCAGTCAAGTCTGCAAACAAAAAATACTTCTTTACGGCTACCCCTAAAAACTCCCTTATTCCTGATAAAAAACCAGGAATGAATATCAAAGAAGTCTATGGTGAAATTCTTTGTAGTGTCCCAATGACCCAAATGGTAGACCAGGGTTTTGTTATTCCACCATTGGTTGTAAAAAAAGAAGTAGAAAATAGTGAGAATATTGATGAACGTAATTGTAACCTGATCCTAAAGACCCTTGATGAAGAAAATGCATCCAAGGTTCTTATTGCCGCAAAGTCTACTAAATCAATTATTTCATTGATCAGTGAAACTGATTTTGCAGAACAACTAAAAGAAAGAGATTATAGTCTTATGCATATTACCTCACAACATGGGTGTTATATTGATGGGAAAGAGGTCAAAAGAGCCGACTTCTTCAAGACCCTTAACGAGTGGGGTAATGATGAAGAAAAGAAATTTGTGGTGCTCAATTACAGTATCCTAGGAGAAGGAATCAATGTGGTTGGTCTTGATTCAGTAATCTTCCTAAGGAATATGTCTATTATTGATATGGTCCAAACTGTTGGTCGTGTAATTCGTCTTCATAAAAACGATTCAGATCGAATTGTATCTGGTGAATTGCGTGCATGTGATTATAGGAATTATGTAAAGCCTTATGGTCTGATTGTATTGCCAGTTTTTGATTCTTATTCAAAGAAAGTTGCGGAAGCAGTAGAAACGGTCATTTACAAAAGTTTTACCCTGGGAGAAACAGTGTCTCAGGAAATTAGTAAGTAGACAATTTTTAAACTGTCTACTTTTTATACTATTCTGTCTAAAAACGTTTTATGGTTCATTTGCCCTTAGAGTTTTGTCATGTTTAAGATTTCAGAAAAAGCCAACCCAAATTATTTGTCACAGATTGTCCGACTGGATAATATTGCCCCTCACCCTAATGCCGATAGGCTTCAGATTGCAGTTATCCAAGGGAATTCTGTTATTGTTTCATTGGACGCAAAGGAAGGAGACGTTTATGTTTACTTTCCGCTAGAGTGTGCTATCAATAAAGAGTTCCTCTCATGGGGCAATTCTTTTTCTGATAAAACTCTAAATGATAATAAGGAAGTAGCTGGATTTTTCAATTCTAAGGGAAGAGTGAGGGCTGTAAAATTGAGATCAGTGCCTTCTATGGGTTATGCCCTGCCGTTTGATAAATTCTGCAATTGGCTAGAAGAAAAGACCGGAAAGAGTGTTGATTTTAAAGAGGATCTGGTCGGAACAGAATTTGATTCTTATGGTGATATTCTCGTTTGCGAGAAGTATGTAAATCCTGTTTCTCTTAAGAAGCAAAATAAGGAGAAGAAAAATCAGAAGAAAGTTGTTCGTGAGCCTAAAGTTGTTGATCAACAATTCAGGTTTCATTATGATACCATTCAACTAAAAAAATCCATTCACAATATTTCGCCAAACGATTATATTGCAATTACCCGAAAACTTCATGGAACCTCATGGGTTGCGGCCAGACTTCTGTGTAATAAAAGGCTGACCTGGCAAGAAAAGTTGCTTAAAAAGTTTGGTGTAAAAATTGTTGACACTGAGTATGATTTGCTTTGGGCATCAAGAAGGGTCCTGAAAAACGGCTATCTTGAAGTAGGAAATAAGGATCATTTTTATTCTTATGATCTCTGGGAAGAAATTGCCAAATCAGTAGAATACGCAATTCAAGATTCTATTACCCTTTATGGAGAAGCCACTGGGTATCTAAAAACCGGTGGTTACATCCAAAATGGATATGATTATGGTTGTGAACCGGGCACATTTAAGACCTATATTTACCGAATCACCACAACAAACCAGTCTGGTCAAGTTTATGAATTCTCCCATAATCAGGTGAAGGAATATTGTGAACAGTTTGGACTCACAATGGTTCCTGAACTTTATTATGGAAAGGCCAAGGATCTTTATCCAGATCTTTCTGTAAATGACCATTGGCACGAGAATTTTCTTCAGTGTCTTATTGGCGATTATTTGGAGAAAGATTGTGACCTATGTGTATCTCAGAAAAAACCCGTTCCAGATGAAGGAATTTGCCTAAGGAAAGACATTTTTGATTCTGAGATTTATAAACTCAAATCATTCAAATTTCTTGAATGGGAAACTAAACAACTAGATGATGAAAATTATGTAGATTTGGAATCTCAAGATGCCTAAAGCAATTCTTTTATGCGGTGTTCCAACATCTGGAAAATCTTCCTGGGTCAAAACGCACCCAGGATACATTGTCATCTCTTCTGACAACATAATCGAAAATTATGCTGAGAATATCAACTCGACATACGATGCGATCTTTAGTGAATACATAACCGAGGCAATCTCATTAATGCTTCAACAACTTGAACATGCGGTCAAAAATGATCAAAACATTATTTGTGATCAGACTCACCTGACCCCAAAAGTTAGGAAAAGAAAACTCAAAATGATTCCAGATCATTATGAGAAGATTGCTGTTTATTTTGAAATAACCAAAGAAGAAATGTTAAAAAGAAATCACAACTCAGACAGAACAAAAACTGTCCCCATTCATGTGCTAGAGTCGATGCATGGCTCTTATAGTAGGCCATGCGTTTCGGAGGGTTTCTCTCAAGTGGCCGATGGACGGTCCTTTAACTGTCCACTAAATTGACCACTGGCCTTTAAACGTGCTACATTATCATTGTCCAAATTACTAAAGGATGCTTTTTATGAATTATCAAATTTTCAACCGCTCTGATTACGATTTTACCGCTCGCACCACTTCTTCTAAAGTGCTGGCTTATGATGCGAATCTTGAACGCTGGGTACAAACAACAATGGGGAATGTAAAAGAATGTTCCTTTTATTCACGATTCTTCTTTGTTGATGATCTTGAGGCCGATGTTCCTGAAGAGGAAGTCGAGCCTACCGCTGCTGATCGTGCCCGTGAGGGGGTTAATGAAATGATCAGTTGGATTTCGCAATGGTCAGTCCGTGCGCCAGCCGTTGACGCAAAACTCAACGAGTTCCGCGACCAGATTTTCACCGCAATTGACGATCTGGAATCCGAAACCGACTGGTGACAATCTCCTAACTGTCACACCCTAACCCAATAAAACCATAACCTCGGCTAAACTTAAAAAGTTAACCGAGGTTTTTAATGTCTTTCTGTTTTATTTCTGATATTCACTCTCAGTCCCAAAGACTGCAAAGTGCAGTTGATTATGCCGAGTCCCAAAATCTCCAGATTATCTTTCTTGGAGATATTTTTGATAGCAAGATTGGATACAGTGACTCCATTGGGGTTCTTAATCTGGTGGAAAAGTGTGTAAAAAATGGTCACGTTTGTATGCATTCTAATCACCAGGACAAGCTAGTTCGTTATCTAAAAGGAAACAATGTCTCTCAAAATAATGGCCTAGATGTCACAATCAAGGAATTTGAGGAGAACAACATTGATAAAAAAGCCCTGTTTGATCTTCTTTCGTCTTTTCCTTATGGGGCGATTATGAAGGATAGTAGGGGCAAGGAATACCGAATTGCCCATGCATACTTCCCGAATAGTCTAAAAACAGAATCAAATTTTGTTTTTAGGAGTGACCTTAATCGTAGGTACAGGGACGTATTTATTTACGGAAAAACCGACCGGGATAATATCCGAGTCAAGTGGTGGGAGGCCCAGAATGAAAACCAAGAATACGTCCGGGTAGCCGGTCATTATCATACGGTTTTTATTGGAGACCAATCCATCGTTCTTGATTCTGGATGTGGGAGCGATTCTCTGGCTCCGTTGTCTCTTTATAATGTAGAATCTGGTGTAATCAAGGAGTTTTGATCTTTATGAGCTACAAGGACCTAGAACCTTACCGAGATGTGTTACTTTTAAACGCCGATTACAACCCGATTTCCATTATAAAATGGCGAAGAGCCGTTGTTCTTTTATTGAAAGAAAGAGTCAAGTTTATTTCTAAACGAGTCATTTGCCTGAAAAATTATGTAAGGATTCCATTTGAAAAACTCTTGAGTGTGAGGCCAACCAAAAATCTTGTTAAGAAATTTGGTAATTATCAGTGCGCTTATTGTGGAATTTATGATGATTTAACAATCGATCACGTAATTCCTTTGTCTCGCGGAGGGCTTCACACTTTCGATAATCTAGTGCCAGCATGTCGAAGTTGTAATGAAGAAAAGGGTAATCGGACCCCAGAAGAATGGGGTAAGTTTCCTTACCGAACCAACTACAAACCTAAAAGTAAATTGGAGATTATTTTGAAAAAATCTAATGTTGATGAATGGAGGGAGTACGTTTATCTATGAAATTCTTTCTTTATTTACCACTTGTATTCATTTCAGTATTTCTTACTGTAGCAACCATCTACAACATTATCCAACTTTTTAAACTATGAAACGTTTTTTTAAGGATCCGCAATCTATTGCGATTATTGCGAGTATTTTGATCTTTAGTCCGCTTTACTTGGGGTTGTTTCTGCTTATTGGCTCTCCTTTTTATTTTTCACATCAAGAAAACAGTCAGTTTCAACAAAATCTCAAAACAGTTCTTGAGTGCCGCAAGTCAGTAGAAATCGCCCAGATGGACAAAATTTGCGGGCCAATTCCTCAACGTGGAGATAGCAAATGACTATCAAACGAATTCAAGTAAGAGAAACCAAACAGTATCATGGGGGCTTTGAGGGTTCTCTTCAGAGTATCATTTATTCACTTCAGGCTGATTTGGACGCTGGTTGGGAGGGGCTTGAGAGTGATTATGATTGGGTTTATGGTGGAGAAAAATACACTGTATATTATCTTTATAAACACCGAGAGGAAAATGATAAAGAATATGAAAAAAGAATGAAACAACTAGCGAAAGAAAAAGAAAACAAAGCAAAAGTAAAGACCCAAAAACTTGAAAAACTAAAGAAAGAACTTTCTTCTTTGAGTAAGGAAGAAAAAGAACAGCTAGGACTTATTGGAGATAGCAAATGAAAAACGAATCAGAAACGAGTAAATCACTTAGAAATTTTGTTCTTGCTATAATGTTTATGATTGCAATTTCTAATGTCACCTATACTCTTGGAGAACGAAGAACCGTTGTTATGTGTATTGAGAAACCGGCTCAATGTAAAATCATTTATGATTATTTAAAAATGGGAGATAATAAGTGACTACTGACGAGTTTTTTGAAGCATTACTTGCATCTCTTAGTCTTTTTCTTGTTTTAATTGGGTTTCCTGTGATGTTTTATAATATGGGCCATTTTCATGGAAAAAAAGAAGCAAAAAATGAGACAACTGTTTCTTGTATGGAAAAGCCTAATGAGTGTAAAGAACTTTATAACTACATAAAACTTTCTGAAAAACTCGGAAAGGCACCATAACCGCTTTGAGCCACTCCCCAAACTGGCACACTCATAAAAAATCCTGATCACCCACCCTATATAATACAAACATCCACATTGGAGGACCTAAACAAACTTGAACGAGCAACAAAAATTTCTTCTTGACATCACTTCTCAAATTGAGGACATTATGATGGACGCCGATTTTGATCTTGGAACCGATTCGGTCATTTATAAAAAACTAAAAGACCTCCTTGAATCAGTAGAAGACTATCAAGAATCGATCCCATGAGATTTACCGTTACCTACAAACTTCCCAAACATAAAAAAGAACAAAAGGCCACTTTCCTAAAAATCGAGGATTCTTTTCAATGGGAAGAACATGTCAAACAAAATCTAAACGCATTCGATGTAAAAATTATTCCGTCTTAGGAGGAACCCCATGCAAACTCTAGAACAACAAACGATTTACATTACTGATGTAGATATTATTTGTAAGGAGGATGGTTATTATGCAATAGTCGAATACAACGATGGAGATTACGATGAGTACGGACCTTACGATTCTCGCCAACAGGCGAAATCTGCAATCTATTGACGATTTAGAAGAATATCTAAAAAGTCTTTGTGATCACATGGGTTTTATTAGATCTTGTGATCTAAATATTACTAATCCAGAGTTTCTTCATTTTGAAGATGCTCTGGAACTTTTAAAATGGCAATTCATCCAAAGGGGGTTTTATGGAAACGTTAATCGCTGAAAAAACCGAAGAAAAAGAGCTTTTTGAGTACCTCATGAAAGAGGAAGAAGAAAATGAAGAGGACTATCCCGAATTCGATGATTATGCCAATTGAAGAACTGTCCACTGATTATGCCAAGTAAGGAAAAGTACGTTAGACTAGAACCGTCTGATGAGAAGCTATCCCAGACTCTCATCGACAATCTTCTAGAGACCGGAGTTTTTTCGTCTCCGGTTGAAGAAGAATTATCCCCGGAAGTTCAACAACTTCTAAAAACCCTGTAAACCAAATTATAATGGAGTATATTATGTCACGCGAAGAAGCCCTGGCAATTGTTCGATCCGGTAAAACCGGTAGTCAAATCCTTGACCTACTCGATAAGGTTTCGTCTCTCTGCTCTGATGCAGTGGAAGAAGAAGTTTCTGACCTAGAGTTTACTGAGTGACGGTTTAAAAACTGTCCATCTTGGCCCATCTCAATTGCTGAGGTGGGCTATTCTATTGTCAGTCAACCAAACCCAATGAAACGCTACTCTGCACACTCCAATACTGAATTTCAAGAATGTGATAGCCTAGAAGAGGCCATTGATATTGCCATGTCAATGGCGGTCCATTTTGGCAGTTCTTATGTAATTGATAACGAAACCAATAAAGTTGTGGAGGAATTTTGATGTTGAATTTTACTATCCCCAAGCCTCTTTATGTAAAAGTAGAGGATTATGATGTAAAAAAACCAGTGGCCCCTAAAAAGCCAGCAAGCACCAAACCAACTTTCCCAAAGGCCGGAATTCCAGAAAATCTGGTTCCAGAAAATATCCTACCTAAAGAACGGCTCAAGAATATTATTGAGACACTAAACAGGCATACCGATCCCTATTATAATCACTATGCAACTTCTGCTACTGTATCAGGAGAAAATACCATTATTGTAACAAAAATCGGTAACCGCTTCTGGTATGCGATTTGGTTTGATAATAGTGAGGAGGTTGTATTTAATTATTCCTTGTGTGTAAGAAATCTTAAGTCTCTTAAGACGTATAGGGATGGTTATTATTTTAAAACTTTTAATGTAAAAGAAGAAGATTTTACTTCTCGGTTCCATAATAAAAAAGAATATCTTTATCTTTTCCGTAGTGTGACTCCAGAGGATCTAAAGAATCACACCTATCAGATGGTGACACCCTTTGGTAATACGTATAATCAGCCTGGACCGGAACAGGCTGCCAGGGATGGTTTTATCAGTAAACTTCAAAAACATATTAAGATAGAATCTAATATGTATAATATGTTCTATTCATATAATCGGTCCTTGGCGGTGGTTTTGTCTAATTGGACACAAGAAAATGATTTCCACTGGGTTCCAGATATTGATTATTATTTGAATATTAGTAGGTATCATTCCAGAGAACTCAAAGAGGCTATCAATACTCCTTTCTTTAAAAAGGTAATCAATCAAGATATTCTTTGGATTATTGATACTTTTAATAATCCACCAGAATGGAAATCTAACAGAGACTATGAGCATCTTATTTCTCATAAACATGCATCAATTGTCAATAGACTAAATGTCTTGAATGTCTTGATTAATCTTTATGGAGAAAAAATGTCTCTGGACTATCTTCAACAGATCTGGTCGATGGATCATGATTTTCGTCAGAGTTCTATTTTTTATTCTGGCTATACCTTTCGACAGCCCCAAATGATTTGGGTCCAAGAAAATGTCCCGGTAAAGTCTTTTGTGAATATGTTTATTAATTCGCCTATTGTGGTTAAAGACACAATTAGCATGATTGGGGATGTTTTTTATTACAAACCAGATATGGAATTGAAATACTCCGGACGCTGGAGGGCAGCAGAATTTCATGATTGGATTATGGCCGAACAGTGGAAATGTAACCACAAAAATGTAGATCTTCCCCAGGATCTTTTTCCGTCTCCCGTTAAGGTTGATGGCCTAACTTTCCTTCAGCCCCAATCGACTTATCAACTTTCACATTATGGCCGGGTTGCCAGAAACTGCGTAGGTAGTTCTACTTATTCAGATGGTATTCTAAAGAAGAATCATTTTATTATCTTGGCCCTTAAAGAAAATGCTCCATACCTGACTATTCAGGCCAAGTTGGAAGAAGAAAACTTTAAGGTTATTCAAATTAAAAAGCAATGTAATACCAGTCTAAATTATGCAGAACAAGAAGAGTTTTCTAAGGCATTCAAAAAGGCCCTTGAGATTAGAACCAATGAGCTGGCCGCTTAAGTTTACATACACCGAGAAATATGGTGGCAAGATGGTTATTTTTACTGTCTTGCCTGTCAAAAACAAATTCGCCCTGGCCGAGTTCAGTTTCTCTTTAGACGAATATGGTGGCTGGCCATGGATCCGAATTGATTGTGGTCTTAATCAGGTTTTTTCTCTTGTTGTTAGTGTTTTTAGAATTACTTTTGAATTTAATTTATTGACTAAGATTTTTGAGTATGATTGACGAACTTATAAAAAAAGTAGTAGAAGACCCGTCTGAAGAAAACAAACAAGAATATTTGTCGTTTGTGAATCAAACGGAATATTCTCTTCTCCAGGATGCAGAGACTTTTCTTTTTAAATCCCAGGAGTATTTTGACAAACGCAAACAGGCCTTTGCATACAGGCGCGAGTGTGCTATTATGTTCTTGAATTCCTGGATCGCCACTCATAAGACCACGGAGAATTCACCAGTCACTTATGCTGACACCCTTATTATTCCATTTACCCAGATTAAAATACCATGCGAGTGAAATGTGTCTCGGACGCTCACCTTGAATTTTGTGATCAGGGCCACGGGGTTCCTGACTTAAAATCAGGTGAAATCTTGATTTTAGGTGGTGACATCTTATGTGCTCGCCACTTTAAGACTGATGGCCCCCTTAAAAAAGTCTATAAAGATTTTCTTCAAAAATGTTCTGATAATTTTGAGCATGTTATTTACATAAAAGGAAACCACGAATTTTGGGGGTACAATTTTGAGTCAACTCATGATCTCATAAAAGAAAATCTCCCAGATAATATCCACTTACTTGAAAATGAGTACATAAAAATCAAAAGTTGGACCTTCCTTTGTTGCACGCTCTGGACAGACTTTTTTAATGAGAACCCATTAGAAATGATGGAGGCCCAGAGGTATATGCGAGATTATACAAGCATAAGAATTGGAAATAATTATAGGAAATTACGACCAGAAGATACTCTTGGGTTCCATAAACAATCTAAACAATTCTTGATTGAGAAATTAGAAGAGTTTAAGGACGAAAAAATCTGGATCTGCACTCACCATGCGCCGTCTTATCAGTCGATTCATCCGAAATACCGGGCCGAGACCATGAACGGGGCATTTGCCAGTAATTTAGATGATTTGATTTTGAATAATCCGCAGATTAAGTATTTTTCTCATGGTCATATGCATGATAGTTTTGATTACATGATTGGGGGTTGTCGGGTTATATGTAATCCAAGGGGCTATTATAATTCTTATAATAGTTCTGGGCTAAATCCAGATTTCGATCCAAATTTTGAGATTGAAGTAGACGATTAACAAACTGTCACACGACCATAAAACCAGAATCAAAAATCAGTTATTGTTTATCTGTTCAAACAAAGGAGAATTTTTTAAATGACAAAAGTAGTTTACAACAATTGTTACGGAGGCTTTAGTCTCTCAAAAGAGGCTTGCAAGCGATATTGGGAACTTCAAGGTAAGGAAGTCTGGATTAAAGATGGTGATTTCAGTGGTATGTTCACTGTTTGGTTGGTTCCACCTGAAGAACGTGTTAAAAAAGGAGACTGGTATTCTATGACCATGGATCAACGTCGTGAATATAACGAAAAGTATTCCAAACAAACTTGGTATAATCGTAATGTTTGTCGCCATGATCCAATCCTTGTTCAGGTTGTAGAAGAACTTGGTGAAAAAGCAAGCGGAATGTGTGCTAGTCTTGCTATTGATGAAGTTTATGGACCCTATCGTATTGATGAATATGATGGCAATGAGAGTGTTGAAACTTGCGATTCCTATGATTGGATTACCCCCTAATTATGGAGAACAAAAACATGATGGATTCTGATTACAACATGGACACCAGTAGCATACAAGTTACTCTAACTTGTAGAGAACATGAGATTATCAATAATACCTTGATCACCGCGATAGATAGTTTACTTATGCTTTGTCCTAGTGGGTGGGCGGAACTTCCTGATGATAGTGAACTTAAAATATATTTTGAAGAAATTCAGCAATTACAAGAGTCTTTCGGGGTTACTTGGTCTCAACGATTCGATTAATAAATACCAAAACTACTATTTTCCCCGATGAGCGAAATTACTTTCAAAAAACATAAGGTTTTCCGAGAGACAGATTCTGTCATTTTTTATGATATTTCAGTAGAAGGATCCAATGCCCAGGATCTTGTTGTTCACAATGGCCCTGCCATTTCTCCACCAGACGATAAGGTAGGGGCCAAACAGTTTTACATTCATTATCATCAAATCGACAACAATCGAGTTCTTTCAGGAAAGAGGACTTTTGAACTGGTCAATTTATCCTGGCGATATCCCTACCATATTGTTCATCTCAACCGGTCTTCAGGTGCCCTTGTGATTCCAAAAGAAACTTTTCATAGGTCCTGGTCTTATGATGAGGGTTCTATTGTGATTAATCAGGCAATCAGAGACGAATATTTTAATCCCGAAACAGAATTTGTTCCGGTTTCTGCATCACAAAACAAGGATCTTTATAAAATTCTGACTCAAGAAACGCCCGTTATTCACACTCTAGGAGAAGATTTCTAATGGATTATCAAAAGAGTTGGGACGCCATGAATGATCTTGAAATGGTAGTTTCCAAAATTTGTTCAGCCAGGGAAATTTTAGATTGTGCTATCGAAAAACTTCCATATGGAGATAGCTCAAAGATCGAAACATTGATGTATGCTGCGGATGATTTTCTTCAGATGTTCATTAAAGAGTTTGATGATAAATTTAAGGTCGCCTGGGATGAGGTAATTGTTAAACAAAAAGAAGAAATCGACTATTTGGCAAATGACTTTCTAACAAGTAATTTCCCCAACGAGAATAAAACAAAAAACTGGGTTCTTCCTGTAGAGGCCGATCCTTCTGGGGAATATTTCCTCACTTTTCCGGATGATCTTTTAGAAACGGCTGGTCTAGAAGAGGGTGATGAGATCGAATGGGTTAATAATGGCGATGGTTCTTATGTTCTTAAGAAAGCACCCACTCCTGAAACTGGCACAACAACCACACTAGAAGCCACCACTACCCTCTAAACTACAACCAGTCGCAATATCATTATGCCCCAGAACATGACGCTCCAGACTTCCGCCGCAATCGAAAGAATTTACGACGCCCTTGTGGGCAAAACAGCCGATGACCTAGAGGCCCTGACACTTCACCTTAAAGAGCTTCTTCGGAAGGCAAACGAAATCGCCGAAATTAGTGCGGAGATTAACGAATGAACGAAATTATCTTTTCGGCCAGGCTTCCTGCGGCCAGTGTTTTAAATTCTCCCAATCATACGATAGAATTTAAAATTACAAATGAATATCCATCAGCCAAGGAATATGTTCATGTTTTTAATTCCTTTTTAAGGTCTCTTGGCCTGGCCGAGTATTCTATCATGAAGGCACATCTTGATGCTGCCCTTGATATTGAGAGTAATGGAGAAGAACTCGTAAATTCTCTTATGCAAGCATCAGAAATTATGGAAACATCTGATCATATCAATGAACTGTTTGATGTTGAAGAAGGACAAAAACAAGAAATTGATCGGCTGCAACACCAAATTATTTCCCTAAAGGCCGAACTTTCAAGGCTTAAGGAACCAGAAAATCCACAATACACCGAGGAAGAACTAGAGGCCATGAGCTAAAAGGGGAATAAGTTGTGGGACTGAAATTGTTTGATAGTCATTATGAATATGATTTTGGCCATACTATAGATTTCATCTTTGGCCAATTTAAGAAATTTAATCTAATCGAAGGGACCGCTTTTACTACTGAATGGGTTGACTGGGAGCCAAATCTAAGTCTTAGTGTTTCTGTTTTTAAAAGTTCAGTTTTTGCCTTTGATTTAAGTATCTGGAAGTTTTACCTTAGAATGTCTTTTATCCATTATCGGGCCGCGATGGACATTGGGTTTATAAGAGATTTTAGGGATTTATGAAGAACTTTTTTCTTTCCCTTTGGTTCAAATACAAATCTTGGCAGTATGAACGCAAATGCCTTAAGTACTTTGGAGCAAAACCAGAAACCATTTATGTTTCTGCCGAGGATTATGATTCCTTAGTTAAGCGCCTAAACGAGCCACCAGATCCTGAAGCAATGGAGCGAATTAAAAAAATTATGGAGAGACTACCACCATGGAAAGACTAACAACCGAACAAAAAGAACTTCTTTGCGAATGTGTTCTGACTCAAATGGAAAAATCCATTTGGGATTCTTACACCCGTCAAAAATGTGAAGAACTTCTGGGGATCCTTAAAGAAGATCTTTATAGCCAAATCGCCGTTCTACCAACCTAAAATGGACCGAGGAGAAGTTCAAAAAATGATTGATGAGGCGATTAAACACCACGAAATACGGGTTGGCTGGATTAGTGGTGTTATTGGCGCATTGTTTACTTTTGGAATCATTCATGCCATTTGGCTAATTAAACAGTGACGACAGCAGAATGGTTGGAATTTGTGGATTTCGTTTCACACGAACTCTACTTGTTTATTGCATTTTTGTGTGGTCTAATCTTAGGCTATTTGATCGGATTCAGGGATGGTCAGTTTTAGAACTGGCATAAACGTCTACTATTACCAGATGATTTTTGTTATTGTTAAAACACACCTAATTGGAGAAATTTTTATGAGCGTCTCGACTAATGGTCAACTTTCTTATGGTTGTCTTTTTGAAGAAGAATATGAATTTCCATGGAGTAACGACGAATATGATTATGATGTTGAATTGTGGTGGCAGCATGTTAAAGGATTTGTAAATCCAGTGGAGTCTCCATATGACGAAAATGGTAATCACAAACCAGGAATTTCCCCCAACTCTCCCATTATAACAAAATACTGGAATGCTAGTAGTGAGTGGTCCAGAAATAATCCAATTCCGGTTGAAGTCATTAATTACTGTAGTGATGATTGTCCAATGTATTTGATCTCAACTAAAACCTTGACTAATAGGCGAGGATTTCCGGTTGAGGTAAAACCAGCATTTTTTCAAGATACCGAAGATTCGCATAAAGTTCTTGTTTCTTTTCTAGAGGAATTTAATCTTACTCCTGATTCTGTAATTGGTTGGTGGCTTTCTTCTTATTATGGTTAAAATCCTTAATCACCTTAAAAGATCTTACTTGGTCTGTGAACCAGTCCAGTCAGCAGTAATTATTGTAATTTTCTATTGTGCTTTTAGTCCTATTAGTTTTGTTGGACTAATTACCGGGTTGCTTTTTTGTTCTCTTTTCTTGAGAGCCAAGTGACACCTAAACAATTGGCACAAGGGCACTTGTCATCAGGTGCCATTTGTTGTATGATGACTCAGTAAACATGAAGACTTATGAATTACGAAACTGAAATTATCGACGGACACACAGCAGTAGTAGGACACTTCTTCAAACCAAACGAAATTAAAATTGGTTCTCGTTGGGCACGGGCGGATGGTTCTAAAGGTTATGTTACTGTTGAGGGGTTTAATCAGTATGGTTCTACTGACCCTTGGTATGAGGTTGTTTATTCTTGGGAAGAAAATGGTGTAAAGAAAACATGGCAAAAGGAAACTTTTGCTTTTCAATGTCGTTATTGCCTTATTTTAGAATGAAACCCGCACTATTACTTCTTGCGTCTAATCTCACTTCTCTTGCCTGTGCTGTTGGAGCAATTCTACTTGCCCTCAATGGTATTGCTGGTTGGGGATGGTTTCTCGCAATCGCATTGATGACTACTTCTTATTATAGTTCTAATAATTCAAACTGATGAAAGAATTTATTGACAGTTATATCATCGTTCCATTCGGTATTCTTCTGATGTGTTTTCTGGCACCAGCAGTTACAATGAGTGGACTTGTTTTTACCGGCCATATTTTTGGACTTTTACAACAAACTGGCTTTTGTGAGAATGTAAAGAAATGAAACTTTTTCAATACGATAAAAAAATCTGGGACGATGGTGATACTGATCACACCTGGCAGTTTGGTATCATCAACAATAAAACATTACTCTGGGTTAATTATGAAACTCCTGGTCGTATAATTCATTCTTCTGGTGGTCTTAACATCTTGTTTTCTTTTTTCGGTGGTTGTCTTTTTAGTGTGAATATTCAACAAAGGATATTTTGTTTAGCAGTTGGATTTTTTACAGAATATCTGGAGGGGTGGAATGACTAAAGAAGAATATTATGAGTGGGTAAATTCTCAAGATACATACCCAGAACATCATCATAAGTTCATTGTGGCTCTTTATACCGGTGAAAGGGGTCAAATTCTTCATCGGTATGTTGGACCTTTTGAAGACAGAGTAGACGCAAAAGTATTCATTCAACATTATAAAGAAGAATACACAAAACCCGGATTCATTACTAAAAGTTCAATTATTCCGTTATGTGAGGTATTATGGAAACCAACTCAACTAACAACGCCCAAAAACTAGTAGATGCTTTTAATGAGCGATACGAAAACCTAGGCCCATTTGACGACGATTGGCAAGAACTCTGCATTGCCCAAACTCTTCGTGAACTTATTAATCAGTGTTCTTATAATCACTTTCATCTTGATGGGGATCACGGAATTAATGTGATTAATGAAAAGGATATTAAGAAGATTATTGGGGAACTTGAAAATGAGTAAGGCCCAAAAAATCTGGCAAGCATTCAAAGACGAGTTGATTGTAGAACCATCCGATGATATGCGAGAGGCCCTGGCAACTGCTATTCGTGAATTAAATACTTTATGCTCAGAATCATTACCATCAAATCAAGAGGTGGATGAGTTTTATGGCAGGCTTTATGGTAGTAATGATTATGTCGTTTATTCTGATGAAATTGAACAAGTAGTAAATGAATTAGAGGATTTATGAGTTACCGATGGATGACACCTAAAGACCTTTCTGCTGCCGTAAGGGAACAGAATATTCTGAACTCACGGGTAAAACGAGGAGAGATTGAACAACCAGCAAATTATTCTCATATTATGTGTGGCTGTGGTGAAGAAGGATGTATTTTTATCCGTTGCATAAAGAAGGACACATAACCAACTGGCACAGACCCGCAAAGGAGTCTGTGCTTTTTGCTGTATACTAAATAGTTAATAAAAACTATTCTACTATAATGTCTTTACCAAATACTACTTATAGAATTCTTTTAGAGAAACTTGGAGATTCTAACCCAGCTCAGTTTATTGGTAATGAAGGAGAAGTATTTTATGACCCCAACTTTCCCGAATTAAAATTATCTGATGGAGTAACTCCAGGTGGAGTCTCTTTTGGGAGTTCTGAATCTGGTTCGGGGTCCGCAGATACAGGAAATATATCTTTTTCTGCAGAGAGTATTATTGGTGATGTTAATGAGGATTTCCCATTAGGTGTTATTCAACTTATTCCATCACTTGATGGTGAGGAAACACCATTTGTTACAAATGGGCAATATGTAAATATTTACCCTACATTTAATGATGATGCTCCACATATTCATATTGCAGCTGGAATACTAAGTACAACATCTAATTATTATTCAAATCAATTAGCAGGTTCAATTTCTTCATTCTCATATGCACCATCAACAGTTATTATTGAAGAAGCAAATCAATCTTATGTAGATGTTACGGCATCAAGTGCCAATGGTTTTGATGCAGTTTTTAATGTATCTAGAGACTCAAGTGGAGAAGTTGATTCCATCACAATTATAAATCCAGGACAGAATTATCAAGTAGATGAGATTTTAACAATTGATGGTTCTTATGTCGGAGGAATATCGGGTGACGATGATATATTAATAACTATTTCTGTGGTAAATGAATTTACCTCTCTCTATCTAAAAGGAGATTTATTTTTAGGAGATGACGATAATTATGTTAAAGTACAAGGTAATGGTGGAATATCTTTGGTCAGCGGTACTTATGCCAGTTCTATAGAATTAAATTCCGATATAGTTATTTCCGCAGATGAAGATATATCTATCACCTCATCCGAGGAAATAAATATAGAATCGTCTCGTACAGTCTTGAGTGGTACTTATCTTTCAGGGTTTGGTGTTTCAAATGAGAATCATAGTGTAGTTGTTGGATTAGGTACTTTATCCGAGTTCTCTGAATTTCTATTTACAAATAAAACTGAGAATGACCCAATGGTTATATTGGGGGTAGTTGATACAAACGAACCTTCAATATGTACTTTGGGATTATTCTCAGAAGGATTGCATTTTAATCAAGATTTTATTATTGGAAAAGCAACTCAATTTGGAGCAGTTGGAGGAGCATCTAGTTCAATAATTTATACGAGCGTTGGATATGGGACTCATATTGGTTCTGTAAAACTATTAGTTCAGGGGCAGGGAGGAAACGGTGGATGTCAACTATCTGAGTTATCAATAGTTAGGGAATATCAAGGAAATATAGTTTATTTAAATGAAACATCTAGGGTATCTGGAATTGGGAGCGTAACTTTTACCGCATCTTACAATGAATCTTTAGGAATTCAAGTGTATGCTGATACGAATTTAGATTCTACAAATGATTTATGGTCGTTTATTATATGTCCAACAGAAATTCGTCAATTTATAACTGGAATAGGAGGTTAATTTTTACATATAAAATTAGATATAAAGAATTTAAAAAAGTAAAAATCTTAATAGACACCTAACCAACCGTCCACTCTGCCTTGTGGTGGGGTGGACTTTGACTTATAATGACCTTGTAAACCACTCAACCTTTATGAACGAACAACTACAGTCCCAGATTACGCAAATTCTCTCTCAGATTATGGTATCAGTCGGAGAAGTCAAGGACTTTTCTGTTGCCCAACTACCGGACATTTTGCCTCTTGTAAAAACTAGTTTGTTCCCAAAAGACCTTGAAGATTTATTTAAAAAATGACCAAACAACAAGAAAACCAAACCCATCCACAATCTCCTTATGAACCAAGACTTCCGGTTCTATCAAAACCTATAAATACTCGTTCAGAAAACTCTTCACCTTATGATTCATCCGGGAGACCCAAAAGTGACTGAGCCAAGATTTTCAATCCACAGAGACAAACACAAAATACAAGAACTCAAAAAAATGTCTAACAATCAGTTTCCTATGATGCACTGTGCAAAGGCGTTATATTCAACAGATGGAGACCTGGATAAGGCACTTATTTGGATGCAACAAAATCCCGTAGATGGTCTAGTAGATTACAAATTATGAACCTAACACAATTCTTTGACGCCTCAATTAAACTTCAAAATTATGGATATAAAATCAATTTTATTGAGCAAGATGAATATAAAAACTACTTTGTAACATTTGCTCATGCTGATGTTTGCTCTGCTCTCGCCTTTGGAAGACATTATGTATATGGAGAAGATTGAGAAACTGATTTTTGTTTTTAATGATACAAAAAATCCCGATAATGATGTTACGTTGAAAATTACAAGGAGTATGGGCCATGAACTTCCATAAAGAAACTAATGAACTCAAGGATGTTTGTGTCACCGAGGAATGGTCAATACCTTTCAGTGCCAATAATTCTGTTGAGTTAATACAAAATATAAAAGGACAAATTGATGAACTAATCAGTAAAAAGTCTAATCTTGGTGTGGTTGGATTTATAGATTACAATTGTATTACTAATTTAAGTGATATAGCGTTTAAATATTATAATCCTAGAATTATTGATAATAAACTTTATCTTGACCTAAAAATACTAGATACCCCTAAAGGTAAATTTATGAGTGGTCTTGTATCTGAACCTGATAATTTAAATCTTTATAAGGTTGTCTTGACTGGTATTGTAACTATTAAAGAAGATGGAGTTATAGATGATTATTTTTTAGTTTCTGTTAATTTTGTACCAAGAGGACCGAGTTATAGGACACCTGACGAACCGTCACACAAGGGCATCCAGAGTGGTCTGTGATGCCCTATAATACTATGAACCATCAAAGGAGACCTGATGACCAAAACAAAAATGATAAAAGTGGATCAACCCGAAGAGGATACATACAAGTATGTCGTGTTGGGCGATAAAGAAAGCAAAGGAGAAAAATTGGCAGTCGCATTTCTAACTTTTAAAGAGGTGGAGAAAAATGACTGAAGAAGAACTAATGGTTCTTTGGGGAGACGGAAGTGATTTTGGACTTTCCCCACAAGATGAACTTTTTATGAACAATGCCTTTCGTGAGGTTGCTATCCGATTTGCTCAACGAGTTTCTGCAATTTCTTATGAAAATGGTTATGACGATGGATGTTTTGAAGCGACAGGAGGACAATGATTACCAACGAAAAAATTATTGAACTTGCTGAAGTTTATCTTCAATCTGAGAAAAGTAATGACCCATACGGTCCAAATATGACTTTATATGCAGGAAGTTCTGTGGATATCATTGAGTTCGCCCGACAAATTCGCAGAGAAACACTCAGAGGAATTCTTTCTACTCTCTATAATGTTTCACTCCCAGGAGAAAATCGGACCGCAATTAGTCGTATTAAAATGGAGTTAATCTAAAATGGATGAATCTGATTGGAGCCGAATGTATGGTAAAAATTCTACTGCTTATGAAGGAACTAAAATGATTGACACCAAACCTTATTATGTAATTCGTTATGATAATGGTTCATATGATTTTGATGATGGGTATGAAGTAAAAAAAATAGAGGCAACAAGGTATTCCACATACAAAGAAGCAGAAGAACAAGCAGAAGGATTGATGGGAGTTGAGTGTATTGAAGAAGTTTATGAAAACGAAGAAGAACCATCAGACACAGAAATCCTTGAGTTTCTACTCAACCAATTTAAATCACATTCTCTTCAAATGAATGGTGAGAGTGATTGGGTTTTTATCAACACCGGATTTCCTATGAATCACGCAAAAGGACAAACCGCAAGAGACGCTGTAATCAATGCTATGAGGGCAAAATGAAATTTGATTATTATAATGGTGAAAACTTTGAATATAAGTTTTGTTTCACGTTGACCCAAAATGAGATTAGGAAGCATTTTCATAAGTACGGTCTTACTTATAGATTTGATAGTAATTTGTTTCCACCAAACACTCCAGAGTATTATAAAATTCTTCACAGTTTGGATATGATTAGGGAAAATATTGATGATAATAATATTGACTTGGGTATTGACTATAAGAGAAAGTATGAGGAACTTGTAGACCTTCTTGAACCTCATAAGATTGATGATATGCCTCCAGAAACTACACTCAAAATGTTACTAAAGTACAACAAATGACTGACAGAAATCAATGCTTACTAGTCAACCTATATTATGGTGACGTAGTAAGCGAGTTTGATAAACTTCTTACTGATATGAGACAATCCTACATAAAAGAAAGTTTTCATTCTTCTGTTCATGGACAGTGTTATAAATTTATTATCATAAACTACAAAGAGCGAGAAGCAATCTCTTCATTTCTTTTAAATAAAGAAAATGTTTTTACACATAAAACCATCAGACTGACTGATGAACAAGTAAACTTTTTAATTGAATTGTTTTTAAAATGAAATCCTTTAACATCAACGAAACGGTTAAGGTTCGTCTTACAGAGTATGGTAAGAAACTCCACAAACAGCAGTGGGAAGATTTTTGGAGTTCTATTGGTAGATTGAAAGAAAATCCTTATGAACCACCCGAAGAAGATGAAAATGGATATGTAAAATTTCAGATGTGGGACTTAATGGAAAAATTTGGAAACCACTGTGGACTTTGTAAAGAACTTGCATTTGAAACTGTGATTCTTATTGATGAGAAGCACTTGAAATGACCTATCAAGATTTTATGAACCTTCCAGTTTATGCCATATGGTGTTGTAAATGACTAATAAAGAAACCTGTACTTGTGGAACTTGTGAATACTCAAGAACTGTAGAAGTATACGACCCAGTAATAGATGCTATGAAGAATAAGTTTTCTTCTATGCCTGGAATTAACGTAGAAAAACTTATAAGACACAATATAACAAAATGTTATATACAAGGACCACCGCAAAAAGTGAACCCTGATGAGGACTGGTGCTATCAATGGGAGAAAAATCTAAATTGTAATCTTGGATAGAAAAATGACTGAAGAACAGCAAGAAAAGGCAATCAGTTTTGCACTTGATTTGTTAGACCTTATAAGAAATGAACAAGTAGTTGGGGATTGGGAAACCTTTATTTGTAAGGGTGCATCCGATATTCTTATTGAACTTGTTACTCAAAATATAGATAACTCTAAAAAGGAACTTAAAAATGGCTGAAAGAAAAGATTATGTGATTGATACAAGTAAAATCAAAACAATTGAAGACGTAGGAAATATTTTTAAGTGTCTGGGTATTATTTGCGACATAAGCCTCCTTGGTGAAAATGACCCTAAATATGAGCTTGTCAAGGAATACTTCGTTATTCCTTATGTGGAAGAACCTCATAAATCCATAGAAGAAATTCAACAAGAATTTGAGAATACTCTTGATGAACTTTTGGTAAAAACCAAGAGGAAATTTGCTGTATCTAAAGAAAGTGCCGAATACAGATTTAAACTCAAATCTGACCAGGCAAATAGTAGATTTGAGTATGCCAAGACTTATGGATACTTTGCTCCTTCATTAACCTTGATTACAACCGGAACAGGAATAACTGCTAGTAATTATGATTGGAGAGTTGAATTCAAAACAGGACCCTCTTCGGTTGGTTATTATTTAATTGAGCCAAATTTTAGAATTTGTATGCAAAAGAAGCCAAATAGAATTGTTCAATTTTTTATGAGAAATTTACTGGGTCTTAAGTGGGTGGACGAAAAATGAAACACCAATTAAGTTGCGCAGACCTATACGTAATCCACGACACACTCTACGCTAGTTTGAGAGTGATGAATTATGGTGGAAAGTTTCCAGAAGATGTAAGAACAAGAACTATGGACAAGATTATGGATATTCTTGCTTATAGTGACCTAGATATTACTTCTGAAACAGTAGCGAGCGTAGAACTAGGAAATGACTGAAGAACGATACATATACGTTTACGACCACTATCACAAAAGATGTGAGGAATTATTATCTGATAGTTTAGATAGTTTATTGAATAGGGTAGCAGTTGAAATTGATGAGAATTTTTCCTGCCCTATTGAAATAAGAAACTCTAATAGAGAACTTATTATGGATGAAAAAACTTTGCGTGATAAGGCCCATCGTATCATTGACAGTTGGTATAGAAAATGACTGAAGAACAAAAGAAACAACTTGAGAAAATAAGACAATTTTTTTTGTCTGATAACTGCAAGATAATCTGCGACGAAACGAATAATACACCAGAAGATATTGAGAATGGTGTGATTAACCTTACGATTATACCTCTCATATCAGTAGAGCGTATTACCGTTGATTTTAAGTTAAAGAAAAATGACTAACTTCGTTAAATACATCCTGATGGGATTTGCTACTATTGGAGAAGGATTTTATACCATAGCAAATTCTTTTAATTCTGATAATGCAATTAAGTCTTATGATGATGTCGAAAATCGATATGCTAAAATTCAACAAAAATATAAAAAATGAAACCCCCAAATCCAGAATGCCCTAGAGAAGATTGTAAGTTCACTATACTTGATAGTACGAGAACTTGTATGTATTTTCAACCAATATACGATAAGAATGGAGTTAATATCAATCCAGACGCAAACACAACAACTTTTAAGGTAAATTGTTTATCTTGTGGTAAAACGTGGGTAGGTAAATCTCGTTTGGACGAGACAACTTATGAGGAAGTAACCAATGACCAAAGAAAATGAAAAGACACCTGAACAACTTTTTGAAGAGATTTTAATGGATAGAAATGGAAAATCTCTTGTGGATTTACTGTGCCATCCAGATTTAAGTAAATTCGTTGAAACTTTTGATGAAGAATTCAAAAAGGACACTTGACCAACTGGCACAAGGGGCGCTTCATAGGTGCCCTTTTTGGCTTATAATACACTCACAAACACAAAGGAGTTTTATTCATGATTGACCTGTCCAAGTATGTTGGAAAGAAAGTTAAATGCACTTTTGACAATGGAGCTCAACCATGTGTTGGAGTAGTTAGTACTAGTAATCATTTAAAATACTCATACGTTGTTGCTGGCTGGGGATTTACTCTCACTGGTGAGGGAGCCAGTATGCCCCAAATTGCTACAATCACTGTAATTGACACTATGAATGGACCCGCCCAACGCTACCCCAACATCAATCTTGGGGATTTTGAGGGACAAACAGTTTATGTGAAGTTTAAGTCGGGTAAATATCTCCTCAGGGACATTGAAAAAAAATCCAAGAATATTTGGTATATTCACGCACTCATGGAGTATAGGAAGAATGGAACTCCCCATAACCCCCAATTTGATGATAGATGGGATATTGAAGAAATCTACGGTGAAGGGGCCTACGAAATAAAAACCAGAGAAACCTTTGATGAGCCAACTGATGAGGCAGTAGAAAAGGCAAAAGAAGCAATCAAAGACCTTTCCGAGGAACAAATCGCAAAACTCCTTTACTCTTTGAAAAAATGACCGCCTTCACTAAAGAACTTTCTTATAGACAACTGAAATGACTATTATCCCTACACCAGATTGGAATTTGACTCCTGTTTCACAAGAAAACCTTCTACAATTGAAGAATGATTGTCAAATCCCTGATATGCCAACTAAAATGACGTATCATCTTCGCCTGGCGCCATCAGGAGAGGGTGATTATGCATATACTTGGAAAGACAAACCTCATCGGTTGATTTATGATGCTTCTAGAGAGATTGAACGGTTGAATGTTCGTGTTCAACAATTAGAAGATTTGGTTGAACAATTAAATTGGGAACTTGTGTGCTGTGAAATCGATGCAAATGACTGATGAGCAAAGTCTTGAACTTGCTACATATTATTTTGTAAAAGGCAAGCATCGATGGTCTGGAACCGATGACGGTATTATTGAGTTTGCTAAGGCAATTCAGGACAAGCTATTAAAAAAACTTATTGTTCAACTTGAAGGAGAGTTAAATAATGACTAAACTAGTTGATAATTACGTAAATTTTATTATGGATAGTATGTCTCAAAAACTCAAAGAAGAAACTCTTTATGAATATTTGGTAAGTGAGTATAAGAACGTGAGCGACGAGCAACTTACTACTGAAATTCGTGAGAATTATGGAGATGAATGGTTTGAGGAGTACAGCTAAAATAGCTAAATTTATTATTGATGTTTCACTTAATGGTTATGCTACCGAAGAAGAAATGCTTGAGCACTGCGACGAATCTGTAGTAGAAGAAGCATTGCGTGATTATAGTTTTATGGTCAATTATGTGAGGCGGAATGAAGAATGACTAAAATCCAAAAACCACTCCTGGCCGGGAAATTTGAGCCAAATAAGGCCAAGTTTCCTTATATTGCAACTCCAAAAGATTGCGAATATTCCCACATCACACAAGAACTGATTGAAGAAACTGCCGAATTAATTAGAGGGGTTTATGACTGAACAAGAACAAGACGAACATCTTAAAAAGTGCCTGAGTATTATTGACAACTGGGTCGAAAAGAATAAGCCTCCGACGCTTTATCAACTCATTCAAGATGAGTTAGGATTCTCCCACAATTGCACTCAAGAAGTTATTGATTTAGTTGCTAGGTGGCTACCAAAAGAAAGCTCTAGACCATCTTATGATACGATGCAATGGGACAAATGTGTAAAAATGATGAGAGATAGATTAAAATGAGACACACTCCAAAAGACTTTAGCACATATTTTTCTAAAGAAAAAAAAGAATTTTGGCTTAAATCTTACGAAGAACAACAAAAAATAATCAACGATTCATATATTTCAATGATTGTTGATGAGGCCGGAAACCTGGATAAGTACAAAATTATTGAGGTTATCCTAGACCTACAAGACAAAATAGAAGATTTAGAAAGCACTTGCCAACGAACTGATTCGTACTATGATTAATCTAAATAGTCATAACTCCTGATTTAGGAATTATGTCCATAACCATAAAAGGTAAAGATTTTTATAAAGACGGAAAGAAAATTCGCCTTGCGGGCAATCACACCTGGAACACTGTTCAGACAATTGGTGGTGAAAAAATAGGAATTGATAAAATAACCGGAAACTTTACAAGACTCTGGACTGTAGAAACAAAAGGAGCAAACTTCTCCCAATCTATTTGGGGAAGTAATACTCCTGGTACTATAAGAATTAAAAATGGTCCTTGGAAAAAGAATGGCGCCTTAAATAATACTTTTTATACTAATTTAGAAGATGCCGTAAAAAGAGCCGAAAAAAGAGACATTGTAACAGGAGTCGTTCTTTTTGAAGGTTCTATTCCTGACATTTTCCCTTTGGCCTGGGAGAATCATCCATTTAATGGTCTAGGACCAAAATCCCACGAAGAAGTTCATACGAAGGGACCTTGGAATAAGTTTCAAAGAGCCCATGTTAAAAGAGTTGTAGAAACTCTAGAGCCTTATGGTAATGTGATTTATGAAGTAGGGAATGAGTTAATGTCCAACTCAACTGGTTGGTTTCAAAAGCAAGTTGTGAAGTGGGTTAATAAGTGGTCTGATAAACCAGTCGGTGTTTCTTATGCAAGAGGAATCAGGGCATCTAGTGGCAAAAATGAATTAGCCTGGATGCAGAAAACAGGAGCCGATTGGTATGGTCCTACCTTCACTGCTCTAAATAATGGGCAGTTTTCTAGAGTTAATAAGCCCATTATATTTGATACAGACCATTCCTGGGCACTTCAGTCTAATGTTTCTGGTTTGCAAAGTGCCTGGAACCGTGGGTACAACCTCTTGCTAATGGACGGTTTTAATGGTACAGTATTGAGAAATCAACAGAGCCTAGTCCCAGATAGAAATTTTATCAACTCAGTAACATGAAATACCTAACCTTTTTAGTTTTATGGATAGCGTTTTTGTGTCTGTGGATTTTTCTTGTATTTGAATATACAAGCATTTCTTGGCTTCTGTTTTTTATTGCCCTTCCTGTGTTTGCAATTATTCTTGACCGCATTCAACCTTTTTGATATGATTAACCTATTAAACAAAATTTCTAATTTTTCAGAATTAATTAAATGTTCTAATGACCCAGCTTATTTTATCAACAATTATGTAAAATTTTCTTCACTTGAAGAACGCAATGCGCCATTTCTTCTTTATTCGGCCCAAGAAGAAATAGTCAAAAAAATTCATAAAAACAAATACAATCTTATAAAGGCCCCAAGACAATTTGGTAAATCATCTGTTCCATTATTCTACCTTTTACATCAGGCAATCTTTAAATCTAATTGCAATATTGTGATTAGTAGTTTTAGTTATCAAAATTCAAAATATTTACTTGAACGATTCTATAATGCTTATGAACAGTTGCCTGATTGGATTAAACCCAAAATAGTAAAAAGAACCTCAATGTGGTTAATACTTAAAAATAATTCTAGGATAAAAATAGTAACAAATATATCCGCACCCGAAACTTGGGAGAATTGGGAATATACTCACGCATTCTTAGATGAATTTGCTTTTATGGAGTACTATACTTCTGAGAATTTATTGGCTTCTTTCTTTCATCGTAATGGCTCACCCAAAATAATTATCGCAAGTACCAAAAAAGAAGGTAGTTATTTTAATGAGATAGTTGAAGATACGAAGAATGGTATAAACAAATATGTATTATCCGAATATGATTGGAGAGATATTCCTAGACTAGATAATAATTGGAAGGAGATGACGATTAAAAATATTGGAGAAGACGCATTTAACCGTGAATATGAATGATGACTGATGATTCCTGGCTAGAACCAATGCGAAAAGACACCGAACGCATTAGAGAAGAAACTGAACGTCTTAGAGAAGAAAACAAACGTCTCAGAGAAGCGAATATCAAAATATCCAAAATAAATGTCAAAGAACAATTTGGACATATCTCAGATGGATTTTTTCCTGAAGAATTTCAAAAAAACTACTACAACTACCGAGTAATTGATTATACGGCGAGTGGTGAAGGCCGGACTATTTTTCTACAAATCAGTCGCAATGATTCAACCGAATATTATCAAAAACGATGGCAACAATTTGTAGGAAATGATTTCTATCTACCCGGAACCGAAGAACTTTATGAAAGAGAGTTTCTAGACAAATATTCTAGATTTCTTCCAAATGTTGTTGCTCATAAACTCCAAGATAGAAGTCTGACTATATGGGAGACACAAGTACACTTTAACTATGGATGATTATGCGATTAATTGATAGGTTCAACGAATTTTATAATCAAGAATGCGCGGCTTCTCCGTGGGGTTCTATTACTAGTATGGAACATTTAGAAGCAACGGCCATTAGAGCAGCCATCTATGCATTCGCCCGAAAGTATAATCTAAAAGAAAGCATCCCAGTAGAAGAACTTAAACAACTCGCAGACCTGATTGAGCAACAAGGTGATAGGACGGTTCAGAAAGTGTCCGAGGTCCATCGTCGTAGGGATTTAGATGCTTTATAATGACTGTATACACAAAACACAAAATGCAAAAAATTTCATTTGTTGCAATTCCTTGCCCTTATACCGGCAACCTACTTTCTGCTGATATTCTTGAGGGGGAAGATTATGAATTTTACTCACAAACAAGTTACCCATTTGACGATGAAATTATGGGTCCATTTGGCTCTATTAGAGAAGTAAAAGAGTATCTTTGGGCGCTTTATGGACGACCTTGAGGGTCAGTTAGAAAACTGACCCAACAAAACAACAACCCATCTAATTTAGGCTATAATACATTTGTCAACAACGGAGTTTTAATCAATGTCTAACAATTCTTCTTCATCTTCTAGTGGAATCGGATTTCCTGGTCTTTTGACTGTGCTGTTTATCGGTCTTAAACTGACCGGGTATATTAATTGGTCTTGGGTTTGGGTACTCTCACCGATTTGGATTAGTGCTAGTTTTGTATTTGCAATCATTCTGATTATTGCTATTGTTGCTGTTATTGCGGAGATGAACAAGTGACTCTCACCTCAAAGACTTATGAAGGCTTGCTTTGTCTTCACAATTATGGTGAAGCATGTGATGTTTTGTTTCTTTCTAGTTTGAGCGACCCTCTTGCTGAAGAATTGGGATGGATTCATAACAAAAAAGTCACGGTACGTTACTGGGTGAGTGATAAACCCTGCACTCGGGACGAAGTGATTGAAGCAACTATTCTAACCGTGATGGGTATTGGTGATGTTCAGTTTGGTTCTCATTATAGTGAATATACTGGTTATTTGTGGACTGATGAAGAATTGAAGATTGGTGGTCACGATTTGCTTTGTGAACTGAATAATAATGTTGGTAAATGGCTAATTCTTGAAATTGAGGTACAATAAAAATGAAAATCAAATTTAATGCACATCAGCAAACCGAAAGAGAAGTAGAACTTTCTCAACAACAACTGTTTCAGTTGTTTGAGATTATGTGTCTAGAGCTTTTAGAGCACATTAAATATTCTAGGTTTGAATCTGATTATCAATTAGATGTTAATAAATGCATCATTATGTTTTGTAAAGAAAATGGTGTTGACGCTGAGTACACAAAAGACAGGGTTGCTTTTTTTGAGGCAATATTTAAAGAATTGAGGAATCCTTATCAGTAAAATGAGAGACCAAAACTACCTAGCAATTGATCTTGAACTTAACAATAAAAATGATGGAACTACTCCACGAATTATTCAGGTTGGCGTTGCCTGGGGGAGCCCAATAAGACCCGAGGAAATCGAGACATACTCTTGGTATCTTGACCCTGAAGAAAATATTACACCATTTATCACCCAACTTACCGGGATTACTGACGAAATTATCCAAGAAAAGTCTGTAGACCACAAAACAGTAGCCCAAGAACTCGGGGATATTCTTACACAAAATCAAGTATTTACAAATCCCTTGGTTTGGGGAGGTAATAATAAGTTTTCGGATGCAACCGAACTCAAGGATGAATTCAGAGAAAGAGGAATTCATTTTCCATATTTTGGTCGCAGAGTAATAGATGTAAAAACTCTATACGTCTTCAATCAAATGGTTCGTGGCAAAACTCCTTCCGGTGGCCTTAGAAAATCAATGATTTCTTATGGTCTAGATTTTATTGGTCAATCACATAATGCTGAATACGATTCTCTAAATACCCTTAGATTTTTCTTTTATTTCCTTCAACGTCAGAAAATGTTTGAGAATTATAAGGAACTTATGAAATATGTAAAATAAAAAATGGAAAAATGGAAACCAGTTTTAAATTATGAAGGACTTTATAAAATTTCTAATATGGGAAGAGTTAAAAATAAAAAAAATCGCATTTTAAAAATTAGGTATAAAACACCTATGAATTATAGGTGTGTAGTATTATATAAAAATGGCAAAGCAGTCCAGAAAACAATCTCTACACTCGTTTTAGAAAGTTTTGTATCCCCAAGACCACATAAAATGGTTGTTAGGCATTTAAACGGAAATGCTCAAGATGATAACTTATCTAATTTACAATAGGGAACTCAATCAGATAATATTTTTGATAAAATACGACATGGGACAAATAACTTTAATGATGTTATGGTTAAATTAACTCATTTGGAAACTGGTGAAGTTTTTATTGGTAGACAACGACCGCTTTCAAGACAACTTGGGTTAAATCAAAGTAGAATTTGGGTTTGTTGTAATCGTGGTGAAAAAACAAAGGGGTATAAATGCGAATATATAGTGACTGAGGAGGAATGACCAATCGGACTTTTTGATTACGTCCGCTCTTCTTATAATTTAGGAGAACACTTCACGGACACCGAATTACAAACAAAAGACATTGAAGAGGGTTATAGTGGGACTATGACCTATTTTTGGATTGACCCGGCTGGTAGATTATGGTATCCCGATTATACTGGCACTTCAACCTTTGAAGAAATTAAAGAAGATGACCCTCGTTATAAAAAAGACAGACTATTTCTGAATTTTGAATGGATACCAACCGGAAAACGTGGAAAATATAGAATTTACCTTATCACAAAATACATTGTGGTTTATCCTTCAAATTGGAAAGGGAAATGGGAAGACTGGCCAAGACTGAAACTACACTTTGTAAATGGGGCTCTTCAGGATTATGAGCAAGTCAGTAGACAGTCCATAAACTGACCACTCGGTATGGGATTGATGGCAATTATGGGTTATTGTATGAGAGTAGACAACACAAGTGAAAAACTGATTACCATGAAAAGACAAATTCACCCCGAAAGTGGAAAGCCTTTTTGGGTTGGCACAACGCTTGATACTCATTTTGACCCATCCATACTTGAGCCCGTCCCTGATCAGTTTGACACCAATCGTCAATGGGCTTTGCATACAGACATCGGCTCTTTGACGGTTTTGGACCGCATGACTGGATTTGGCTATCGTGATGTTGAAACTGGATTCAGAGACCCTAATGGTCAATTCTGGCTATCATCAGGCCACCAAGATGTTCGCTTGTCAGGAGCCACAACCCTTGGTGAAGCAATCGCCTGGGTAAAGCAGCGATCTACTAGTACTTATCAACCTAACGAGTGAGCAGAATTAATGGACAATAAAGAACTACTTTATAAGGCCGGAAAAATGGCCGATTTGGCTCTATCTCTTGTCGGAGGTATGGGACTAAATGGAAAAATCCGACCAGTTGGCCCGGACCAATTTTCAGAGGTTGCACTTAAATTGCGTGCAGCTGTAGAAAATTATAACGAGGAAATTTTATCTTGTGCTCGTAGCAATCAAATTGTTTCTGGTGAATCTGAATACACTGATGCTGAATGGGCCGAGATTCAACGGTTTGTAAACCATTAAACCTTGTTATGGCCCACCTCCCATTATGGATAAGAATCAAAGACTTCCCACCAGAAGCCTTTTCTGGACCAAATCAAAAAGTGTTTGATTTTATCAGAGAAGGAGTCTCTGAAGAAAGCGCCAATTCTGTAGGCATGAGTTGGGAAACCGCTATTGCCATTCAACCCAATTGGTCAATGGCCCACATTGCCAAGGAAATTGGTTTGTTCCCATCAGTAAGCCAGGCCAAAAAGAATGGTTGGGACAAAGAAATAGAAGAAGGTTACTCCGAAAGAGGTGGAATCGGAAAACAAAAGTTAATTTGCTTTTTTATTTGGAATCCACCAGAAGAATGTACACTCGCTCTCTAAATTATGTACAAAAAAGTTCGCTGTCACTCAGCATCAGGTCTGAATTTTACTCCTCTTCAACTCATTGGTCTTACGCCACTTTGGAGTATTACTTGTGGTGAATGTAATCTGACATTTAAACAAAGAATTCCAATGGTTGATGAGCCTGGTCTTCTTTGTCCACATTGCCACACCATTAACATTATTCCCGTTTATAGAATATGAACACTCTACTCAAAAAATTTAATTATTTCTTCGCGTCTCTTATCAGAAATCGTGAGACTTCTCCAGAACTTTCTAAAATCATCAATCAATATCTAGATGACCCAGAAACAGATATTTTAATTCTTAACAAATATTGTTGTGTTCTTGAACATCCAACTTATAATAGGCTTTGTTTATGGATTGCAAACTATCCTTATTGCTATGGATATGTGGCATGTGACCATTCAAATTTAACAGTCAAAGACTGGGAGAATTATAAAAAACTTAACTTTATTCTGGGCGAAAAACTCCCAGACCGAAAAACTGTTTATCGTCTGAACGAGGTAGTAGAAAACAAAAAAAGAGAACTTGGCTTTCAAAATGGCCAAATAGAACAGCAGCTAAAAGAAATTCTCAATGTTTAATTTACTTCTTCTAACACTTCTCACCTGTAATCAGGTTGTTGGGCTTTATCACCGACTGATAACTAATCCCAATCTGACTCAGACGCAGAAACAGGAAATAATGGAAGAAATTCAGAAAGTTGTTAAATCTTGTCCGGTGATTATTAAAAATAGATAATCTGCATCACATCCGCATCACCCCTTTAAATCCCCGCCATTTACCCTATAATAGTCACAGGACAGTCAAAGTCCAGTTGACCCTTGCAAAGACATTATGAAACCACTTGCTTATTATCAAACAACATCGGTATCAATCCCTAAAAAGGATGACTACATGACCATTTATTACTATCGCAAAGGGGTGATGGTAGGAATGAAAGTTGGAAAAATTGATGATGATTTCAACCCCCCAAAGAACTGTGTAGAAGAAAAAGTCCTTGACGAAGTATCATATAATGCCCACCTAAAGCATTATTATGAAGAACAAGATAAACTAAAAAATGAATTCCAAACTGACCTGATTGCAGAATACAATATGGTCAATCACCCAAAGGCAAACAGGATTTTTGATAAGGCCTGGGAACTAGGAAAAAGAAATCCTGAAGAAGTCGAATATTATTTCCAGGATCTAGTAGAACTTTTTAACGAAAATATTTCTTATAAAAACTAAATCATGTCACTAACTATCGAAGAAATACAAAACCAAATTAACACTCTCCAACAAACTCTAGATGATCTAAAAACCCCAAAACTAGAAATTTCTAGGAACTTCACGGGTCAATATTTCGCACCTTATAAAGGAGTTTTTTACCGAAGAATGGAATCTGATGGTGTTCCGATTTGGGAGACTTTTCTAGACATTAAAAAAGAATGGGTCGCGGTTGCACCCAAGGAACTTAAAGAACTAGAAAAGATTTTTCAGTCTGATTGCATTACAAAAGAAGAAGGCGATGGGTAAACACCGCCTGGTAAATTATGTGGCCACAACCAATGATCCATCTTCTTCGGGTGGTTCATTGGTTTTTTCTGTTTCTGGACTTCTCAACTGGTAAATGTCCGCGTCCTGGGTAACATTTGTCATATCACCAAAATTGATCATGTTTTGATCGATATTGGCAATTTGGCTATCAATCACATTATAAGGATAATATCTCCTGTAATAATATGGATCAATATTATAATACCGCCTATAATAAGGATAAGGTCTAAATCGATAATGCATTTTTAAGTCTCCTTAATAATAGGGGTAGTAGGAATAATATGGATACCATCTGTTGTAATATGGATAGCACCTGTTCCAATAATAGTTCTCATAACAATATCTCCGCCTGTGGTACGGATAGTATGGGTAGGGGTAGTACATTGAGTTCTCCTGCTTGGGGTGGGATTTCAAATGTCCAAATGTCGTATGCCTCTTTCTCAATATAATCAAAAGGAATCCAACAATAGCCGTTGTCTCCCCAATCAGACCCAAAACTATTCTTTGCCAAAAATAGTCTCTTATTTAAATCATAACCAACCATGCACATAGCATGGCCTCCAAGATTTCTTTCCTTTCTAGAAGGAAAAGTAACAGTAGAAATACGCTCATTTAGATCCATAAAACTTTCATAAATGGTCATTCCAAATACAACTGGTTTGTTGTTGTTTATCACCTGGGCAATATAATAGGTGCTTATGAGTTTTTGGTAATTAAGAATTTTTCTTTTTATACCGTCCTCATATGCCTCTTCACTTGGTTTTATGTTAAATTTGTCTATACCATAAGGCCATAATTTTTCACAACACACTCCATATTTGGATAATGATTTCATACCATCCCTAAGAAACATTCCCTCGTCTTCTTCGATTATTCCGTGCTCAAGGCGTGTATTATAATAAACAAATAATCTACTTAGATGAGTAAACTGTTCAGGATAATTTCGATTAACGCAAAGTTCATAGGCATTTGTTATTGCATTGGCGGCGCAACTACCTAAATCTTCTTGCGATTCGACAATTGTATCCCATTCACGGAGATCTACGGATTCCCGCAAGACCTCTGTGCTATCGTTTCTGTAAATAAAATCTCTAGTGTCAATTTGAGATGATTTAATATTAAATTTCATGGTTCTAAATTAAATAATGTGCCAATCGCCGCCGCGACAAATTATGTTGATTGAATCATAAGGTACTTCAATAACATACTCATCATCACCGTCAATTAATGAGCCATCCGAAGTCGTAATGGTGACTTTACGATTTCCGAGTGGTGGACCCATTTCTGCCTTTACAATGATCTCACAACAGTCGATGCAGTCTTCAGGTAATGTAATAGTAACAGGTTCGTTGCTGTTGACACCGATATAGTAATCATCGCAAGTAGCATCATAATCATCTGAAACCAGGATGCTTTTGCATTTACAGGTACACACTCCTGGCTCCCCTGGTGGTCCTGGGGGTCCTGGGGGTCCTGGTGGTCCTGGAGGGCCTTCATTGCAGTGGTTGATAGTGTCCCTATCATCAATTTTGATGACGGTTTTACCACTACCACGATCATTCAATATCGATGTTATTTCAGATCGAGTTGAATTAATAACCCCCTCTAGGGCCGGGTCATTATTTCTTTGATATTGGGCCAGAAGATTATAAAGATCAATGAGTTTTCTTTCTGCTGAGTCCATAGTTATTCTCCTTTTTAAAAAAAGGGGGAGGTAACTCCCCCAGATAACTACTGAACTAAATCAGCGTACAGCGTTGCTGGTTGAGGACTGACCAACACCGGCCATGGTCCCGAAGTTAACCATACCTTGACGGGTCTCAGCAATTTGGCTGTTTAGGGCATTTAGCTGAGAGTTAACCTGGGAAGACAGGGCCGCAAATTGAGTATTGACGAGACCATCTCTGGCACCCCAATAGTCGTGGCGGCAATGTTGAAGATCAGTGTTGCGCTCAATAAGAAGACGATTGAGTTCATCATTCTTGAGAGAATTGATGAGGTCACGGGTCTTCTCGTTTTCATAACCGACCTGCTTGCTAAGCTCAAACTTGCTCTCGGCAATTTCCTTGCTGAGTTGAGATTGACCTAGGGCAACAGCAGCGGCAACTTTAGCGGACTCAAGAGCAGTAGCAGTGGCTCCCCTTTCAGCAGTGAGAAGAATCTCGGTGCTGAGTTTTTGGGTTGCCATGTCTGTACTTGCCTTTAGGGCAGCAACATCACGAGCCGCATCAAAATCTCTTGCCTGACCAGCAAGATAGAAATCAGTGGCTCTTTGCTGAATCTTATCAGCGGCCTCATCAACCTTTACCTGAGTATGATAACCAGTGGTTAAAATATCGCGGTTGGTTGATTCAGAGTGCTCGGCAATTGCATACTTGATTTCGCCTTGACCGACTGCAGTAGCATAACGGTTATCGGCTGCGCGAGTAGCAACATCATAACGGATTTCGCCGCGCTCTACAGAACCTTCTCTACGAATGTCTGAGTGCTGACCGGCAAGAATAGACCAGGGATCTGGTGCATAAACTGTGTCTGGCATTTGTTTTTCTCCTAAGGAAAGAAAGGGTGGTTTGTTAGTAACACAATCTAATTCCTTACTGACATAATGTCAGACGAGTCGGCTCTACAGGCGGCTGCAAATGAGTCGTCTGAGATTATTTCTCTTAGAATTGGATTATGTTACCCAATTAGAGGAGAAGCATTAATGAAAGAGCCATTTCTGGAATCTTTTAGTAATACATCTTATTCTCTAAAGAGGAGAATTTCGTCTCCTGTTTTATTTAGTAAATTCGGAACGCCATTTTAAAAACCCGGCAATTGTGTTTGGATATTTTGGTTTTGCCCGACCTCTTGGCTTCTTTTGGGTTTTTATGAAACACTCATAATCTGACCAATTAAATGTTGGCATGGATAGATCTTGCTCAAGACAGTAAATGCCATTAACCCAAAAAGTGGATTCGGATTTTAGGTGATCTTTCCACAAAGTAAAGGTGGCAAAAATTAATAACCAACCGAGTTTTATGTTTGAATAGAATTTTTTAATAGAAATCATAGGCTCCTTGAATAAACTTAATTTATATAGGTTTTAGGGCTTGACAAATTGGCGGGCCCGTGCTAAGATGAGACACCAGAGCAGATGGAGCATGACCGATCCAATTAGCTTTACACAAACATCAGACGAGCCTTATTTACGTCACGACTACAAAATCCATTTCATAAATAAAAAAACAAGAACATTCGATAATTATCAAGACGTACTTCAAACTTGGTTTCAGACCCCGAGTGAACTTTTAGATTATGTTGAAGTGTTAGACCATAGGGAAAAAGCAAAGGGATTTTAAGATGGAAATTAATTGGTTCAATGTGCTGATAGATTTGTATATCATTTACTACGGTTTTAATTACGGGAAACAAAAAGATGATGAGTAAGGCAATTTTAGGAACGGAAAATAAAACAAAAATGTCATGGGCCGAGTACATTTTTACTCACGTTCTTCCCACCTGGGTTCAGGTTTTTAGAATGAACTTTAGAATCTGGGCGGACCTTATGACAGATAATCTTGACAATTATGCGTTAATGAGAGATGATGACCCTCTTGAAGAATGTAGAGACTGGTTCTGGACTTCTCTGAATGAGGATGAGGTTCATCCTAAAGAGTTTTTAGAATATTTACTTCAGATGGTTGATGATATTGACACAGGTAAAGTGAAAACTTATACTTGGGAAGAAGTTAAAGAAGACCTGGAGCTTTTAGGACTGGACGATTCTGAAACTGACCATTCGGTAGAGGACTGATGGGGATTATGGGTTATTATGTGGGAGTAAACAACATTATACAGGAGGACCATGAAAAACCTTGATGACTACACCACGTTTGGAGCTGCTATTTTAGTGCTGTTGATTATGATTGCAACACTTTGGTGGTGGATTCCTCAAAAGTGGCAAGCCTGTCAGAGGCTTTATGACAACAAGCCAGCTCAGGTTTTTTGTTTGCTATCATCTAATTGAAGGAGACTAATGGCTCGTACTTTTTTACTAACAACCACATGCGGAGCTGAGTCGTGGATGCCCTTCTTTGGGATCGATGAAACTGGTCGAATGCCTGAATGCGATCAAGTGCTAACAGAGGAGGTTGAAGAAGACTCGCTTGAAATTGATAGCGATGGAACCATGCGCCCCTGTTATTCGATTGAGTGTCCTAACTGCGGCTGCCTGCTTGAGTGGCCTCACGCTTGGGAGCTTATTACACCTCAAACCCACTAGACATTTTCACTACGAGAATTATTATGACTCAACAACACCCGATCATGCCGCCGCCGGAGCTGGTCGATAAGTGGATAAATCAGTCCCCACACATTGACCCTGAGGGGTACATTGCCACTTGCGCCGCCCAGTGGGGCGCCGACCAACAACTAGATGTGTGTCTTAGGTATGCTGGTGACAACGGGCTTTCACTTTCCCGAATGAGGGAGGCACTCCGACCCAAGCCACCCAGTACAAAAGAGAAGGCACTGTACGCTCTTGATGTAATTGATGGCTATGCCGTTGATCAGCTCAAATCATACATTATCCACGATAACTTAAAAGAGCATGTTGAAACCATCCGCCGCACCCTAGAACTACTCCCCGATGACACCACCTCCTAAATATTCGCACTAATAGACACATAAAAAACTGTCACACCCAAAACACAGGCCCACTCAATTCCTAGATACAATAACACCACCCACTCAAGGTTCAATGTCTCGCACCCACCGAAACACTTCTTTCAATAAGTGTGCTCTCCGAAATCCCAAGACGTTTAACGAAAAACGTCAAATTGATTCGCTAATTACCGATGATGAATCAATGGAATTCCCCATTTCTAAAATGAATCGGATTCTTTCTCGGAGGGCTATTCCATCACATTGGGATGATATTGTTTGTTCTTCTTACTATGAGACCGATTATGACCACTGAAACCAGAAGTTATTATTCTAGGGCAATGATTATTGATGCCGAAAAATTCTTATGGGAAAATTTCGGCATCACTGTGGGCACCGAAGATTACAATTGGTCTAATGATCAAGTAATCGAAGAGGCCACTAAAAAAGGCTGGAAATTTAGTTTCTACTAGAGACACTTTATAAACTGTCACATCAGGCCTGACTGAACCACGGTCGGGTCTTTATAATATCAACAGTTAATTCACCCCACCAATGAATTCCGACCTAAAAACCATCAACAACACAGGGTTTTATTTTTATCCTGGTTATTTGGTACACCAAAATAGTGCCTGGCAGGCCCATGTAAATGCAACCCACCGCAGACTTTTTTCTCCTGGGATTGCTCCTGAGGCGATTATTGTTCGCTATTATGGATATACTGGAATGTATAACGATATTGAATTTCTTGATTCACAATATATCTACCATAGCATTTATGATGCCATGAGACAGATTATTGATTATAAGGAAGAAGAATGTGAAGGTCGGATTGAATTGCTTGCCTACACTGATGAATCTGGTCTAGAGCTTCTTAGGGAATGGAAATATGAGGTGGAAGGATTCGTCAACATGGATGGCGATAATGAGGTTGAATATGCTGGTTGGGAGATTGTAAAGTGATGGACAAATTTATGGGACTTAATGGAACTCATTACGAAATGCTTTATTCACCAGAAGTAATCGAACGAATGAAAGAGTATGATGAGGTTGATTATTGCTCAGATGATTGTCTGGCTTTTATTGACAGGTATGGAGAAGAAGATTTTCTTACTTATTATGACGATTATCTAGATTTCGATCACCTTTATGGGTCTCAATTAGACTTAGACGAACTTGTTTCTTATTTTTCGGGATTTCATTTTCTCCATACTACGTTTTATGGGGCTTATGAGTCTCCTCAGGATTTTGCAATAAAGCATTATGGTCTAGAAGATCTTCCGTCTTTTCTTTGGATTGACTGGGATATCAGTATTGACAATTTGAAAGATGATTATGAGATCGTTTTTCATAATCACAATCAGAAGTTCCTCGTGTTTGGGAAAGAATAATGGCAGTTTGGAAAGCTCAGATTAAAGTTACTGATTCGGGGACGCCGTTCGATGTTACTGTAACTGCCGGGTCTAGTGCTACTGCCACACAGACTATTAAATCACAATGGAACAACGTAATCTACATAAGAAATCTAAGAGTAATTTCTGAACGTAATGATTACCAAGAAAAACCTAGACAATCTTATGAGGACAACACAACCTTTGAAGAAAAATTCTGGTTAGGTGTTGTTTTTGTTGTTGGCTACTTGGTGTTTGTTTATTGGTATATTGCAGTGCCGTTATTGGCTATTCTTGGTCTTCTTTGGTGGTGGGCCAAGGACTAAATAATACAACTTTCGTTCAGCCAAATTGGCCGGAAGTAGCTCTTTAGAGCGAAGGAACGCAATTTTCAACCGTTTCTTTGGAGAAAAACTCATGTCTCAAACCCCAATTAACAAACTTAATCTGATCCGGGCCACCATCAGGAAAACTAATGCCCTGAAAACCGCCCAAACCGCCACCTTACGTCAGCAAAAGCAAACCGTTGTGTGCTAGGATACAGGGAGCCGAAAGGCCCCCTTTTTTATTTTGCACATTATGATTTCATATTTCTCCCAAATTTTTGCCCAAGATATTACCGCCGATGATCTTGAAGAACTCTCCCTAGAGGATACTTATAAGGTCCTGGACGAATTGACTTCTTATAAAGAGGTCTATTTCAAAATGTTCAACAAAATCTCTAAAAAGGAACTTGATCAACATCAAGACCTAATTAACGACATGAAAGCATATAATACGCTGTTCATTATCGCAAAACGTCGGGCACATTTTTTGAATCATGCAAAAGTCAATCAGCTAACAAAGGCTATTATGATCTGGAAGAAGCGGGCATTTCTTCTAGGTAAACGACTAAATATGACTCAAGAAGAAGTCAAGCAAGTTCTTGTTTATCCTACTGGCTGATTTTAATGAGATATGCGGTTAAAGAGCCTATTAGGATTATGCAAAATCCTGTTAGTAATTGTTGGGTCATCTTTTAAAATAAATATTTAGAAAGATAGTGAACATGGAAAACGATCTAATAGCCGAAGAAATTCTAAAAATCCTCATGGAATCTGGTGTTTTTAGAGACGAAGAGATTGCATTAAAAACACTACAAAATGCGCCCGAAGAATGGTTAAATCATTTAACCGAAGAGGCAAGTTTCGCGGCGATTACTAGCCTTCAAAAGTCTTTAGAAGATGCCCTAAAACAAAAAGATTTCGACCGGGCCAGGGCGATTAGAGAGAAGATCAAACAGTTGAGCGCGTGACAGGCCACAAACTGTCCACTGACCACCAAAACCGCCAATAAGTCTGCTATCTTTAAGGGGTGTTAAAAATCTATCGGATTCCGTTTCACTTAACACAATTTTTACTCGTCTGTGGAAGGAAGAGTATTTTATTAATTTCCTGAGTTGAAGCAGGAAATTAATTTCTTGTTCATCTAGCGGAATTGGTATCCGCACAACATCGAAAATGTTGCTGGGCAACCATAAGAGTTCAAATCTCTTGATGAACACTAAACAAACCAACAACATGGACGAATTCACTCTTTTAGAAACAAAAATCGAATCATTAAAAAAGGAAATTGAGGATAACCCTGATTATTCTCAAAACATAAAAGACTCTATTCTCGATGACATTGCGTATTATCAAAACCATTTGAATCATCTAAATGACTCTCTCTGAAGACCAGTTTTACGAACTCTGGGAAAGATTCGCAACATCAAATATTATGGAATCGCTGCCTGATGATGTTGAAGAGTTTTGTTCGCAATGTGGAATTACTGTTGATTATTTTATGATGGAGTTTATGTGACACTTCTCAAACCGTCACAAGGACCCCACTCCATCACACAATCATCTAGTAAACTTACAAAGTAATTCATCGGAGCATTATGGGCTACAACACTTACTATGAGTTGACAATTGATTATTCCAAAGGTCAAGCAGAAAGAAAAAAAGCCAAAGAGGCCGAAATTCAAGAAATTAAGGATTCTAATCTATCTGAAACAACAAAAAACCGCCTAATCAGCGATATCAACAAAGAATACCAAAATCACTATGTCACTGAATCTGATGTTTTAGATATTATTGGGTTTAACCCATTTGGAGATAAATGTAAATGGTATGACCATGAAACGAATATGATTTCTGTTTCTGAAAAATTTAACGGAGTTCTCTTTATTCTTTATGGTGATGGTGATGACAGTGAAGACATATGGAAAAAGTATTTTTATAATGGACAAATGCAAGTTGCTAATGCAAAGATTACTTTCGATGAATGTACTCTAGTGTGATAGTCTAATAATTAACAAACTTACTTTCAGCTAATTTTATTCCTTTATTTTAAATTAATTATGAAACAACAAAATGATTTTATTGACTCTGGTATGGTCCTATTTGCTATCGGAGCAGTGGTAATTATTGGTGGTCTTGCATTTGGCCTTCCTCAATATAATATATAGAACCAATCACTTGCCGGAAAAAGTGAACTTGCTCGCGCCGAGTATAATCGTCAAATTGCAATTCAAGAAGCAAATGCCAAAAAAGAATCTGCTAGGGCACTTGCTGATGCAGAAGTTATTCGTGCAGAGGGTGTAGCAAAAGCCAATCAGGTTATTGCTGGCTCACTCAAAGACAACAAAGAATATCTTCAATATCTTTATATTCAAAACCTAGAACAGGGTTCTGAAAAAGGAAATAAGTTGATTATGGTTCCGATTGGCCTTGATGGAACTCCAGTTCCTACCTTCAGTGTAGATAAGTGACCACTTCCTAAACCGGCATAAGGGCCCCTTCGCGGGTGCCCTTTTCGTTGTATAATCAAGTCACAACCACCCAAGAGGTCTCATGTCTGCTGACAATGGCGTTTATGTTCTTTCGACCTTTCGCTTTTTCAAAAAAGAAGGAATCGCAAGAGTTTCTTGCGCACCTCATAAAGTCTACCGAGTCGCAGAGGCCGGAGCAATTGATAATTGGAACTGGTATATGCAAGACCAACCCTATAATCTCGGGGCCTATATGCAGTCAATCTGGGGTCAATCAGAGGTTTATGACAACAAAGATGACGCCCTGATTGCCGCTCATAAAATCGAGGAAAGTCTTGATATTTGCGAGTATGGAGTTTCGGTGATTGACACCAATTATGTTTTTTATGGTGATTGGTAGACGGTTTATGAGCTGGCACAAGGACCCTGATAGTAGGGTCCTTTTTTGCTGTATAATACTCTCATACACATAAAGGAGCGCCTCTTATGAAATGGCAACCGATTGAAACTGCACGAACAGACAGGAAACCATTTGAAATGTTTGCAGTTATTGCAAGGGATGTAATTGTAACCTCAAATGGTGCCCCATATACCACGGACGCCTATTATGTTTGGCGAGAAAGTAATGGGCAATTTGCTCGATGGCCCCATCCGTTTCCCCCTACCCATTGGCATCCTATGCCAACTTTTGAATAATCACATTAAAAACATTAAAGGAGTTTAATTATGGGCTGTTGGAACAAAACTTGCGGAGTTTCCAATTTGCATATTCATGCTGGAGACCCGGTTTATGTCTTTATCCTAGAACAAAATTCTGTTGGTTCCAATCATTGCTATTCAAATCATTTTTATACCCCGGTGATGGTTCCATTCCATAGTCATTATGATTATTATGGTACTGGTGAAAATAATAGTGGTATTGGTCTTGAAGTAATTATCAAGAACCTAAAAGAAAAGCTGATCGAAAAAGAAGTTGGCAAGAATGAGTATCATGATATCGCAGTAAAACGAGAGGGATTTGATGTGGATAATCTTTTTGAGACCATGCGAGAAGGCCGACTTGAGATTCAAAATCGCTATGCCTCTTATGTTGGAAATCCAGAGAATGTCTCTATTGATTTTGTGATGATGCGAAAAGATGTGGTAGACAATCTCATTAAAGAATATGATATTGAAGAGTACATCAATGGTGAATATATTTACTACAAATTCACTGATGTTCTAGGGGATGTAGATGAAATTATTAAAATTGTTCAAGATAAAATTAATGAGCCATATTTCCTTGATAATATTCTATTGAGTAGTAATCCTAGAATCAATCACTGGATTAGATATTTTACCAGTTTTGAATTTAGAAGTTTTATTAACCCACTCCCCGAAATTATATCTTTAGTGAAAGAGGGTCGTATTGAAGATGCAAAACAATTCACCACAGATGCATTGAAGGGCGCATTCATGATTAAGTTTATGGAAATGACTCGTCGTAGTTGGATTCCTCAATGTGGTGAAGGTAGTCAGAATACAGAACTTTCTGGCCATAAACTACTTGCTAAGACTATTCTTGAAATTGCCGATAAAGAAGAAAAGGAAATGGAAGAATACCAAGACAATTTTTAAACTGTCACAATGGCGCCTTCACGGGCGCCTTTTTTGTTTTATACTATCCAAGTAATCATCAAACTCTAATGGACCTAAATCTAAACCAAAATCAAATTGCATTTATTCTTGATGCAATTAACATGTTTGACGGTCATGGTGATTATGAAAGTGATAATGGAAAATATAGACTTACTGAAAATGAAATTAATGATCTAATTTCTACCCTCAATCCCCCTAAGAAATCTGTTCCTGAAATTGGGACTATTTGGCAATCAAATAGTCACCCAAGAACAATGGTAAAGATAGAAAGTTATCCTTTTTGTAAGGTTACTTATGCTTATGAAAAACTTCAAAGAGAGGGTACATGGAGAACAATTCCAAATTATGAGGGAGAACCAGTAATAAAACTGGTTAATTACAATTCTATGCCTAATATTATTGTGTCTTATGTAATGGTATCTAGACCAAAGGATGCTCATTACATTGGAAAATTTACAACTTATCATTACAATGGATTTCAACAGACTCATAGAAAAATTAGCGGGTAGACGATTTTAAAACGACGTATTTCCCATTGAATTCATGAAATCACTAAAGAACCTCATTGTATTTGTTGCTGGTCCATTGTTGATAGTGTTCGTAACATTAAGATTTCCCGAAGAGTTTGTTCAACCATTTTTAGTGGGAACTTTATTTGGCTCTTATTGGATGAAATTCGTATTAACCAACAACGAGGAGCCACCTGAGTAACTGTCACAAGGACCCTAGCATCAGGGTCCTTTTTCATTGTATAATACTCTCATACACACAAGGAGAACTCCCCAATGCCCCGATACAGTGCTACGATTGAGTTTGATTCCGTTGCTCTCAATACCAATAGTGTTGAATATGACTTAAAAAATTATCTTGATAATTATAAAAATTTGAAAATTGAAAGCGTAGAAAAAATCTCTATTTCACCAGAACAGGCACTCACACAGATTCGTGGATTGATTTGTAATTCCACTGCCGTATCTTCTGATGCAATCTATGCTGTTCTTAACAGGGTTGATTAAATAGGATACTTAAGGAACTGTCTCATTACCTGAAATCCAATGCTTTCCGAAAACCCAAACGCATATTTTCAACGAGCACTTATTTTTGGTGTTCTTGCAGTCATTTCTGCTCAAGTTTCACTCCCATTCTTTGTTGGGTTTTGTGGTTCTAGTGCAGTTTTAAATCTATTAGCAACAATTATTTCTTCACTCCAGGACTAATGTTTACTTTTGCAGAAGTCGGCGGTGCAGTCCGAGACAAGTTTCTTGGCCTAGAATCCAAAGACGTTGATTTTGTTGCAATTCCAGAAAATCCCGATATGTTTGTAAATGCAGAGTTCGCATTTAACCATCTGGTTGAACATCTAAAAAACAATGGATTCAAAGTATTCCTTGAGACTCCTGAATTCTTTACTGTTCGGGCACAAGTTCCTGATGGCCATCCACTAAAAGAACGCACCAACGTTGCTGATTTTGTTCTCGCCCGAAAAGATGGTCCGAGTACTGATGGTCGCCGTCCTGATTTTGTTCTACCTGGAACTTTGATGGACGATTTAAAAAGAAGGGATTTCACCGTAAATTCTTTTTGCATCCTTAATGGTGAAGTAGTTGACCCTTTCGGTGGCCTAGATGACCTTAACAACAATCTTCTTCGATTTGTTGGTAATCCAACCGACCGAATCACAGAAGATGGTCTAAGGGTTATGCGAGCCCTGAGGTTCCATATCACCAAAGGATTCGATATTGAACCTAACACCTGGGATGCGGTCAATAGTGACTTTGGGGCAGAAATGCTTCATAAGGTTTCTATTGAGCGGATTCGGGAAGAACTTGAGAAAATGTTCTTGGCCAATAGTCTCTTTACTTTGGAAATGATTGCAGACCTTAGAACTAATCTTAAAAATGCAATCTTCCGAGATGGTCTGCGTCTTATGCCCACACTCAAAAAGTAAATTATGTCAATAATCATCTTGGTTTTACCAGTTCTTTTATCCTACTTCATTATCTACGCCTATTGGAAAAGCCTCAATGGATAAGATACAAGGTATCTCCACCCCGGAGGATCTCAATAAAGCCCTAGAGTACTTGGCGTTTTGTAACAGATGCACTTATCCGGCTGATTTTGAAAAGAAGTTCTATGCTTACATGGAGAGTTTAGGGAAGTATTCTCATAACTTCATTTTATTGACTCGGGACTCTGTGCGGAGAACTCTGGAACGCAAGGGCTTGGTAGAATCTTACCAAGAATGGCAGGGTGGAGATAATGATATATGCATGGCCATTGCTTATTCCTATTTTACTTCTACTACTTCTGGAATCTGAAAAAGTAACTTATTATGAAAATTCACTCCATCGGTATCAGATTTTCTGACAATGATTTTGGTAGTACCTTACGACCATTGACGTTTGCTATTGTGCAAATGATTGTATATCGTGATACTACTGAGTTTACCAGAGAACGTATTGTTGACTTGTTCAAGAAAACAATCGGCTCTTTTTACCTAATGTATCAAGCAGATGATATTCATAATGAAGCCAGGAACAATCGTACAATTAAATATCTTGAGGAGCATCCTGTTCATGTATTTCTGAATGAGGAGGTTGGGGACTATTTAATTGAAAACGATTTCTGGGATAATAGTGAGTTTTACTACTTGTGTAATTTCCCCCGATATTCTCAGTTGGTTGATTCCATTTAAAAATGAACCGTTCTCTTGCAATCGCCTTATCAGTTCTTGGAATTATCTTCCTGGTATTTCCACTAACTTCCGACTCATTTTCTCATTATACCCAAGACAAAACCTATCGGGCCACTCAAGAACACATTCTTTCTTGTAGGTCAGAACTGGCCCTTAAAATCTTCTCAAGCAAATACAATCCAAACTTGGTGGGTTCTAAACTAGAGAAGAATTTGGACCTGTCTTGTGGAACACTTCCTCGTTATGATGATTTTGCCTATGACCAAAACAGCATCATTTCTTTGTACAATTGGATTGGCCAGAAAATTACTTTTATTCCTCTGTAATGTGACACATAACCAACTGACACAAGGACCCTACCACCAGGGTCCTTTTTCTCTTAAAATTACCCCATAACCAAACGGCAATTCATCATGAAATTTGAGCATCAGTCTTCAACTAGCAATGTGGTTCGTTTGTTCCTAGAGAATGACGAAATGCATGATTTTCGTAATGACATGTTTGAGGCGGTGTGCAATAGCCAAGAACCGGCTCCTGTTCTTTATACTTTTATCACGGATAATTGGATTGTTGGGAAATCTTTTGAGATTAGTAGTTGTTCTATCAAGTATCTAGTGGAACTTGTAGATTACCTAGAGCATAACCAAACATGGGATGGTTATATTTCACCAACAACCAAAGTTCTTGTGGAGTTGACCAAACATGCTCAAAAACGGATTGCCAATATTAATTTTTTTGAAGAATTAATGGAGACGATTTAAATATTATGGACCCTAACAGAAACAAACTAGAAACAATTCTTAAACTCCCCACTCATCGTCTCTTGGAGGTTTATCGTAAAGAAAGAGAGTATTTACACGTTTATGCAGCGGACTGGGTATGGTATTGTGATTGTTCTTCTTGTGTTGAATGGAGAGAAAATAGAAAAAAAATTAATCAAAAACTTTCTGTAATAAAAGAAGAACTTGACAAACGAGAACACTTATCAAAATGAAAATTAAAGAATTAGAAGAACTCATAAAGTCCGGTAAAGTTGAATTTTTTGATGCAAACAGCATAGTCCCATCAAAAGACCTTGATTCTTATGATTACAACTTATTTCTCAAATTTGCTAGTCAAAAAGAACTAGAAGATGATTCTTTCACCACAGAAACATTCAAGAAAATTGAGGAGTACAAAATTCAAGGACTTACTCCGACTGTTAGTTTTGTAGACGAAATTTGAATTATTATTATGAACGACCTAATTGAAGCACTCCAAATCTTTTCCAAATATGGAAATTTTGAACCCCCATTGTTCCATTGTGAAAACAATTCTTTGACTGTTAATCCTGTAATTTCACCTTTTTATGTATCCTCTGAGGATAAGAAGAGGTTGGAAGAATTGGGATTCTTTGTTAGTACTGATTATGGATACGATATCTTTAAATCTCATCGTTTCATCGTTTCGTGATCTGTTGATTATTATGAAAACACTTTTAAATATTGGCGAATGTGTACTTTTGGGCATTATACTTTCCATACCAACATTTTTGGCGATGTATATTGTATCCAATATTACAGTGGCACCTAAAGAACCACCACAAAAGTTTGAGGAAGTTGACACGTACAAGGGTTGCGTGGTGGTTCGCTATATCCCACCCAATTCGGCTCATTATCATTACTTTTTGGATTGCACTGGAGACACCTGACCAACTGGCACAAGGACCCGACCAGACCAGCCAATTCTCTTTTATACTGTCTCCAGTTCAATCAACTCATTATGCCATTACTTATTTCTAAATTTAATAATTCAAAAGGCGATCTGTCGATTAAACTAGGTCAATTTATCCCAGATGAGGAACTAAATGAATTTATGTCACCTAGAACTAATACGGTGGTTTATGCGTCTTATCAAGAGTTGACTGTGTGTTGCGATATTCTAGGGAGACGGAACCCATCTGGAATTACTCATGGATTTTTTGGAGATAATGCAAAGGAAATTGTAGGAAATTGGAATTTTTATCAAAAAGAAGTGTATGTATGGTAGGACACCCGACTAACTGGCACAAGGACCCTACCACCTCCCATCAATATCCCCTATAATACACTCAGTTCAACCAACTCATTTTAAATTATGTTGACTCCAATTGATTTCAAGAACAACTATTTTGCTCTGCTTGCTGAATCTGAACAAATTACTGGTGTAAGGCCAGGTGTTTTTATGTTTTCTCGGAATGATGACATTTTCAATAGTGGAAGTTCTATCACAGCCGAGCAATGGAGTAATCTTGTAAGGGTTGCCTCTATTATTAAGTCTAATCAAAACCGATTTAATATGAATAGTTGGCACACAAAAAATAGTTGTGGGACCTCTCACTGTATCGCAGGCTATGCACAAGCTCTCTATATGAATGATATTGATTATTTTCCTAATATTACTATCGATATTACAGAAATTGCTACGAATATGCTGTCTCATTATGCTCAGCCATTTTTCTGGATTATGCAGTCTAACCTCAATCTAAAAACAGAGTCATATAAAGGACTCCCAGAACAACTGGTAATGAAGTGGTTCATTGACCCAATTCTTGAGGAGGCCCGTAAAGAATCTTACGAACTCTCAAGTGAAATCACTCAGTTTGTTCAAAAGTCTCAACAAGAACAAATGGCTACTTGTGGGGTATAAGTAGACACCCGACCAACTGGCACAAGGACCCACTCATAGGGTCCTTTTTGCTTTATGATACACACAACTCAACCATCACCGCCATGAACAACGAAACTCAAGGTTTTACTGGATTTGAAATTTTTCTAGTTGGTGTCCTAATCATTATTTCAGTCATACCTTTTATGGCTATTTCCCACCTTGATCAAACTGAACATGAGAAACAAAGGTTGATGAATTATGTAAAATGTGTAGAGGCAAGGCAAAGCACTGAAACCTGTATGGGTGTCGATGACCTCATCTTGAGCGGAGAATGAATGGACCAAAGTAATCTCAGAGAAAAAATAAGAAAGCAAACCGAACTTCTTAAACAAGAAACCGAACTTCTTAGGAAGCAAAATGAAAGACTAAAGAAAATGATTACAAAACTTAAATGTGAAACATGCGATGGAACCGGACTCGTAAAAGTTCTTATAAATGCAGATGGGTATTATGTTTATGCAGAGGAACCAATTATAGAAACTTTAGGATGCGAAGATTGTGGCGGAACTGGTTATGAACATAAAGACCCACCTAAAACAACGGCATCTTGACCTAGAACTTCATAGACCAATTCTTGATGAAGAACTAAATATTGCAACTTTTATTCTTTATAATCTCTCGGGTCAATTGGTGGGCTACCAACAATATCAACCAGAGGGATGTAAAAAAGTTTTTAATTGCCCGAAAAAAGGAAAATATTATACCTACAGAAATAAAAACCAACCAACCATCGCAATCTGGGGCCTGGAAAGTTATTATGTTTCTGATGGTCCTATCTTTCTAACCGAAGGCATCTTTGATGCTTGTCGGATGACCGAATTAAAACAATCGGCCTTTGCCACTCTTGCAAATAATCCACCAAAAGATTATAAAAACTGGCTAGAAATGCTAAATCGCCCAATCATTGTTGTTTGTGATAATGATGATGCTGGAAGAAAATTAGCCAATTTTGGTGATTATGTTGAGGTTGTTCCTGATGGTAAGGACCTTGGAGAAGCACCAGATGATTATGTTGATTTTCTTGTCAGTAAGTATTGTGACAGTTGAAAAACTGTCCACTTGAGGTGTCTAAAGTGCTCTGAATGCCATATGATACCCCTGTAATTTAAGGAGTCTCCATGTCAAACGAATCTATCCCAGCATGTCTGGAATGCAAACATTGTATGTATCTAGATTTTATGGAGGGTGCCGAATGCTCAAAATATTATGAATCATTCCCTGATTATCTAAATGGTGGCAACCACTTAATTTTTTATAAGATTAATGATGTTAGGGGAAATGAATCTATGTGTGGTAAATATGCCAAGGACTTTGAACAAAAAGAAGTGCAAGTACAAGAAAAGCCCAAGAATTCTTGGCGGAAACTTATTTGGGATTTTTTCAACCCTCCCTATATGCTTAGGTAACGGTTTTTAAACCGTCCACCCTAGTCTCCATTCGCGGTCATTATCCCCTATAATACACTCAGTTCACCCACAAAACCATGATTATTTGGCAAACCTATCGAAATGCCGATATGACAGAAGGCCGAGGACCAAGCATTCCAGACCTCGCCTTTCTTCATAGGCAACATGCGGTCGATTATATTGATGCCCAAGAAGGTGTCATGGGCCGTAGGGGAAAATGGTCTGAACAGCCTTATGGGGATTGGTATATGAAAAGAGTCGAGGTACTTGAGTATGATTATATGGAAAGTGAGCAACGAAAAGAAGAACTCAAAGAACAAGCACTTAACAAACTCTCCCAAGAAGAAAAAGAAATTCTTGGTCTTATTTGACAAATTCACAACATAACCTACCATGAGCATCTCCATCGAAGTTTCCGACAAAGAATACGAAATGATTCTTAGTGGCCTTACTTCCCTCCAAGAAAGGTATTTCAATGCTGGTAATAGAGCTATGGCTGACCGAGCTTCCGACCTCTATTCAGAACTGCGTAAGCATCAAATGCGAGAAAAGGCCAAAAACACACAACTACTTGTTGTTGATATCCAGAATCCTGGCTCAACGATGTATCGTAATGCTAATACGATTGCTAGTTTCTTTTTGGGTCGGAGAATTTCCGACTATCTTTTGTTTATCGTTGGCGATGACAACAAAACACAACAGATTGTTCTCACAAGTTCCGAATGTTCCGAGATTCAATCTCAAGTTCTAAACCAAATCTGCAACTTTTCCTAATCCAATCTTATGACTATCGACCTTTCACAATACGTTGGTAAAACCATCGTCGTTGAACTTCGTGACCAATCTGTATTAGCTGGACCACTTGAAAAGGATAATTTTCCTTATATAGTGTATCCTTATAAGATTTCTGGTTCGTTGTTCACTGAGTCTGGAGTAGGAAAGTCAAAACCTAGAATTATTAAAATCCTGACTCCATCTGAAGGTAATGGTATCGCCCAAAAGGCACCCAATATCAACCTAGATGATTTTGTGGGGCAGAAAGTTTATGTAAAACTAGCCAGGGGTTCTGAACATATCACAAACGTCACTTCTACTTATAATTTGTCCCAAGTCGGACAATATGTGAAAAACGGAACATCCGCATCTAGTAATGAACATTGGGCCATCGTAGAAATCTACGGTGAGGGTGCCTATGAAATTAACACAAAATCCACCTTCGATGATCCCAATGACTACAAAATTGAGCAGGCCAAACAATTGCTCTCTCAAATGAGCGAAGAACAAGTTGCCAAACTTCTGAAATCTCTAAAATGAACAATCAAATTGATCCAACTTCTGGTCTTGCAATTAATTGCCGTAATTGCGACCATTGTAGTATAAGTTACCACGGCGCAGATTTTGATAAGTGTCTGAAAGCCGGTGGGTCTTATTGTGGTATAATACATAAATACCCAGAAATTTATCGAAATATTTGCATAAACTACAGTTCATGGACACCAAGAAAAAAGACTATTATGGAACTACTTGGAGACAAAATTCGTAAAATTCTTTCTTGAACATGAAACTCCTTGCAATAGGACCCAATAGCCAATCAGAATACATCGAGTCTTATAAGGTCGGAGAATGGATGGACGGTAAACGTCTGGCCGAATATTCGCTATTTGCATATAGCGAATATTCTGGTCGTGTCAAACAAATAGACATCGACCCAAGAACACCGACTCCACTTAAACACCAGATTTTAAACCAACTTCTTTTTTAATAATGGCAAAAAAGAAACCTCAGCCCCAACTTCTAAAAGAACTTTCTTTTGAAGATGTTATTGTCTCGGACAAAATATATTCGTCTAGATTTCTAGGTACTGCTAAGAGAATTAAACTCTTTAAGAAGATTGGATACACATGTGTTTCTTGTGGTAGATGCGCCATTAAATTGAGGAAGTATAAGGATCAAAGACACGATAGAATTTTCTGGTCAATTCTGTCATCAGATGACATAGAAATTACAATTGATCACATAATTCCTAAAGTATTTGGAGGAAAAGATAATATCGAAAATCTTCAACCAATGTGCTATGTGTGTAACAGAGAAAAAGGTAGTGGAATCGATGTGGTTCCTTTTATAAGTTATCGAGGACCCATCGAAGGTAAGGAGCTTTATGTAAAGTCTCATAGAAAATTAATATATAAAGGGATTATTGAAAAAATTGATATTAATCCCTATAATCAAAAAGAAGAAATTTTTATCTTCAGCGAAAGGGGATCCTCATACAAAATAAACAAAAAAGCCTACATTAAACAATCATGACAGAATTTAAACGCTATCTTGAAGAAGTCGTGGATGATTATGACGAAAACTACCCAAGACTCAATTGGGGGCAATGTTATACAAATGTATTGTCCCGGTATCAACCGAACATGCTTCTTAGGATCTTTAAGGATCGAAAGTTGGATCCATTTTATAATGAGAAAATCATCCCAGAATTTTTGATTTATGTAAAAGAGCATTGGGGTGTTTATGATTAGGCGGCCATGGCCGCCTTTTTTGTTTGGTGGACACTTCTTGAACTGGTCTTGACTGGTCGCTACTCTCCATCCCATGCCGTACACTATAAGGGTCGGTGAGGGAAACCTCCACCACAACCACTGTCGTTTACCACTTTCTTTTTATTATGCAATTTCTCAACAACGTTCGCGCTCAAGATCAGTCTGCCCCTGTGACCCTTCTGGTCAATGAGGAGGCTTATGCAGTTACTCCCGCCAACTATCAGGGTAAAACTGTTGCTCAACTTTTTGCTCAGTATGCTTCTAATCTGGGTGTTGATGCTTCACGTATCACT